ATTGTTTTCATACCGCTAAATTTATCTTACGTGATTAATATATTCTTTAATTCGGCAATATCATCTGTGGTAATGGCTATACTCTTGTTGCTGCCAAACAACAAGGCAGAGATAATACCGTCAGGCATATCAATAGAGATACATCCTTCGCCTATTGTGCCATGAAGAAGCCCGATATCAAAAGGCTTTTTCTCCATCGCTTTCAGTATTTGCATCGCGTCTTCGAAAACAGATTCCGCATCAACAACTCCATTTTCATCAGCGACAAACAGGGATAGATCGTCAATTTTCTCTTCCCATTTTTCCTTGTTACGACAAACGATATTGTGCGCTGCTCGCTTCATATACACAGAAGGTATGGCAAGCGACGGATTGCCTTTTATCATGTCGTCAATTCTTGCGTCTATCCAGGTTTCTATTGACGGCGCAAGACGTTCTTTCAGCTTTTGTAAGTTCATTTCTTATTCCCTCCCTTCTTCGTTCCTTGAACCATAGCAAGATATTCCTGCCAAGTCTTGTCACTATGGTTTGTCATATAATCGTTAAGCATAGCTGATTTTTGTTCCTCTGCTTGTGCTATCTCTTTTTTCAGTCTTTGCATCAAAGATAGATGTTTCTTCAATGCTTCCTGTCCTTGCTGAGTGCTTTCAATACGAGGACGTATGATCCGCAATTCCTCGTCTTGCACTAACTTAGACACATATTGCAAGCTGTCAACGTACTCTTGATTCTGCATCAAGTACTGACGTTGTGCGCCTGTAAGATTGTCTTCAATCTTGTCTATCTCATCCCATAAAGGGGTGGAAGACTGCTGTGCTTGCATATTGATAGATGCTCGCTTCTGCTGTATTGCCTCATACATCTTCTGTAGCTCGGCATCCATCATCTGCGGCTGCTGCTGGCCTGTACCCATATCCAATAATGGGCTGTTCCCAAAATTCATCATAATCAATATCTTTAAGTTGGTGATATGTTATAGAGAGGTGAGAGGGCATCCACCAACGAGGGCAAACGCCCCTCACCAACTCATTTTTTCTTAGTCCGTCTAACCGACTTCCTTACAGCTCTGTTACGCTCCTGTAGTGGGAGTGGAGGTAGCAGCACATCCGCAAAAGTTTGCGGATGGAAGAACTGTAACAGTAGGAGTGCTCTGGAGTCCGAGGACACCATCAATCTTGCGGCAGCACTTCTCGTTCACGTAAGCCATCATCAGCTTCTCCTTGTAAGGAGTGAGGGCTTCCATAACGGCTACCTTCTTGTCAAGGTCGCAATACTTAGCTTGTAGTGCGTCATACTGGTCTCTCTGATTCTTGTACAAACCGAAGTCCGCATCAATCTGAGACTTATACAAACCGAACTCAGCCTGCATAGCACGGCGGTTCTCAGCGTTGATAGCATCTGTAGCACCCTTGTACATAGAGAACTTCTCTGCGATGTCAGTCTCACGCATAGCGTAGAACTTGTTAGCGGTGTCGAGCTTCAAACCGAACATGTCGGTAAGCAGCTTCACCTCATCAGCGCATTCCTTCTCCATTACCTGCAAGGCGGTCGGCTGATTTGAGCTTGAGTTAGCTCCGTAAGTGTTGATGTTTACATTCTCAGGCATGTTGCTGCCACCGAGTGAACCAAACACGCTGCGGTTGTTACCGCCAAGCAACCAAGCACCAGCGCCGAGTGCTGTGCCGATGATACCAAGGGTAAGACCAGCATTACCTGTTGCCTTAGAAGCATACTCACCGTGCTTCTTTCCCTCTTCGTAGATTTTCTTCTCTACTACTTTTGCATCTGTCATCTCCATAATACAATCTTTTTAAATCCTCAATATTAACTAACACTATTCTGTAACGTTACAGGCACAAAATTAGCGTGTTACGACCAATAAAGCCATAACACGCTCAAAGATTTTGTATTATACTGATAGTCAGATACTTAAAGTGATAGTAGGTACTATCACTTGCTTCTCTTCTTTCTTATGAACCACAGAATGTCCCACTTCTTCCAGTATCGTGTGTGTCCGCGCTTCTTGCATTCTCCGTTCGGTATGTCCCCACGCTTGACCATCCTGTTTAATGTTGCGTCGCTCACGCCCAATCTGTCCTTTACTTCCTCTGCGCTCATCATGGGGTTTAACATATTCGGAAGTATGTCCTGGCAGAGCGTTTCGATGTCTTCATCGCTCATCCCGCAAGCTGTTACCTTCTCGCCGTTCTTCTGTTGTTCCCATGCCTTCATACAGCTCTCATACAGAGATTTCAGAATGAGAGCCAAGGTGTAATAGTTGAATACTTTTCTTTTCATAGCCATTTTGCTTTAGAAGAAAATCCTTTTACCTATTCTTGTTCTTGTTAAGAACCAATCTATTACCCAGTACAAGTAAAATACTCCTGTCATTACTATTACAGACATACATGACATTACCATTTCTTTAGTGGTATACCAAGACCAATAAGTGAGATGTATAGCATTTACCCCGAAGTAATAAAAGAACGGAATCCTATATACCCAACACAGCCAGAAGAATCTACTGAACAGTATGAGCACAAGTGGTAATACATACAGTAACACATATATAAATGCGTAGCTTGGCCAGTGTTCGGAATGCACGATAAACATTTCTCTCGGATTCTTTGAGAAATCCAACATGGCAAAACTATGCCACACCATTATACATATAGGTAGCCATTTAGTTGTCCACTTGATGAATTTCAACAATCTTCTTGAATAGCTGTTACCACTCATTATTAACAGCGAGATAACCTCGCTCACGTCCATTCCGTCTAAAACAGAAAGGAGTGCCTTTTTCTTTTCTTCTGTCATAATCGTTTAGTCTAAAATCTGATATTGTGCAAATATAGCAAAAATTATCAGAATGTAGTTAATTTAACTGTTAATTTCTCAAATTGTTAGTGTATACTTGATTTATGTGACAAGATGTTACGTAAAAAAGTTTATTATTACAATTTGGAAATAAAAGCCTTGCCTATCCTCTACGGACGAGCAAGGCTCACCTGAAACAAATCTATTAACCTTAAATTAAAAAACTAATAACTAAAGCCATTAACCATATCTAATAATCCAAACAATTTCCTTTTTTTATTCTTTCTTCCCGCTGCTCTTCAGCCTTCCTCTCGCATATCTGAGGGTCAGCAGAACCACAGCGCCTATTATTATGACAGCGATGCAGGACGCGATGGGCTTCTCGATGTTCCTCTCCCACCAGTTCAGCTTTCTCTCCACCGGCACAGGCACGTCATTGTTTTTTCTGCCAATGTTCGCCAGCGAGTCCACCATCGCCTTGTACATCTCTAAGCTGTCCTTCATTAGCGTGTTCAGCGAGTTCTCCACGTACCTGTCCCTCCAGTGCCAAGCCTCCGTCTTCTTCACGTTTCCGTCTTCGTCCACGGTCGTAGCCGTCGAGTCCCTGTTCACTGTCTTGTCCGTCTTCGTCCTCTCCACGTATCTCAGCACTATGCGGTCCCAGTACACAGTGTCCTTCACCACCTTCGTCACCCTCACGCTGTCCGTTCTTGTCAGCACCGCAGGCTTCTTCGCGCCGCATCCGGTCAGCATACTGACCATCAGGCAGAGCAACATACCCCACAGTGCTCCAACAAATTTACTATATAATTCGTCCATCATAACCGTTTCTCCTTAAAAACTTTATCTTCCTTCACTCTTTTTTCATCGCCTCCTCCACAGCCTCGCCGATGTCCTCGTCTTTCTTCTTCATCAGCGCTATAATGAAGCGCTTTATGGAGAATCTGTTCTTCACGCCATGCAGCTCGCACACATGACCCACAATGCTGTCCACCTCCCATACACACCCAAAGCCAAGTCCTACCGCCGCCGTCACCACATGATTCGTCCATCCCAACGGCTCGAAGATAGCCAGACCGAGCACCGAACCTAATATAAGGTAGGTGATATAGTCCACCGCCTTGTTGCAAGTTCTTCTGCCCGCTCTCGAAAAGCGGAAATGCTCATGTTTATGTAGACTCTCGCTCACGCCGAACCAGAAGTCCGCCACTATCAGCACCACTATCAGCACCAACATCCATCTCAGATCGAAGAGCGCAGACAGCGCCTCCCCTCCCATTGTCCCCAAAACGACGGCCTTACCCGTACTTGTTGTCAAGTTATTAACCATCCAATCAATCTTTTTTTATACTAACAAAAATAACACAAAAATCCCAAACAAAAGAATAATCCTTCCTAAAAGCCAAAAAGTTCAGCAGCTCAGCCCAGCCTCCTTCATCGCCTTTCTCACCGTCCCGAACATCTTCCCCATCGTCTCCACGTAGTTCGGCGCTGTGGCATACTTCTTCCGGCCCTCCTGTATCTTCTTCACGTAGTTCTCAGGACTCATCCTGTACGCCCAGGCCTCAGGCCACGATTTCTTCAGCACAGCCGCATGGTCTCTCAGAGCCTCACCCAGAGTGGCGTAGTTTCTGAACAGCCGTTTGCAAGTATACTTATACAGACCCTTGCCAGCCACATAGTCTATCTTCACCACCTTCTCCGGCGCCGTGAACCTCACCGTCTTAGTCTTGAAATACTCATGCGTTGTGACAAGCAGGCATTTCTCCACAGGCCACCCGCCTCTCGTTATACCACATTATACTTGCCGATGGCGCTCTTGCCCCATCCGCTCTCCAGTGCCGCCTGAGCAATGATAAACACGGGCGAAATGTCCGCATTATAAGCCGCAGGAGCCATCCATTTACAAAATTCCTTAGGTTTCATCTTCTTATTTATTATTTGTCAGTTATTGTTTCTTATTTGCGCCCATTATGCAGCGGCACAGATAGGCTTAGAAAGGCTCAGTGAGGCCCAGCAGCCCAGTCAGCCCAGCCAGCTTCCCAGTCCTATCACAGCCCCATATCTCACCACGTCCCACCATTCCAGCCTCTCCAGCTTGTAGCGCTTCCATTGCCATATCTCTCTCGCCATCATCACCGGCAAAGCCCACAGCCCTACTACGGCTCCTACGGCGAACCAACAAGCGCAGCCTATAAGGTCACGCTTGTTCATTCTCAATAGCCTTTTCATGCCGTAAGGGTTTTCGTCACGATAATCGCCATCACAGAAGCAAGCGCACATAGCTCGCACCACAATAGCCAACATCGTCTGTCATTTACCACGGCTATTGCAGCAGCAAAGGCAGCAGTCAGCACAATTAACGGCATCACGGACAGTCCCCACACTACGCTCGCTACGGCTGATATGATGGCAGCCGTCTTGTGGATGATGCGCTCGTCGCCGTCAAGGTAAGCTGGAGCAGCACCCACAAACATCAGTCCGGCACAAGTAAGGAAAGCAGCAAGCTCAAAGCCTCCGATGTTGAGCATCACGGGCAGACACATCATACCCATCACGACGAGCAGCACCGGCACGCTCCAGCAGGGCAGACACCACCCCCGTTCCTTGGCAGTGTAGTATATCTCACTTATCATCGTAGGCTTGCCGTAGTCTATTGAGATACCGACAACGGCAAGCAGAAGCCCTAAGAAGAGCATTAAGCATAGATACATCATACGCCTACACCTCCATCTTCAGCTGTTCAGGATAGCCAGTCTTATAGTCGTAAGCCAGCACATCCTCAATGTTCATAAGCTCACTCACAGCCTTCTTGTGAGCAGCAGTTACGTTGAAGCACTCCAGGGCATACATTTCCAATGCCGAGAGCAGCTGAATAGCCTTATCGCAGTCCACCTCCAGCTGATAGCCACCCAGCCATAGCGTGGTCTTCGTCTGCCCCATCGCCTTCGCAATAGAGGTGGAGTTCATCAGACCCACACGCGTGGCCTTGTCAAGCCATACCTCCATGCCGTTAAGAAGAAAGGAGTTGACTGCGGAAGAAGAGTCGTAGCGGTCAATCTCAGCTTCCATCTGCGCCTTAGCAGTGGCGAGATTATCCATCGTGCCCATCGCCTTGGCATATTCCAGGCGTACCCACTTCACAAAGCTCTTATACTCTGCCACCTCCTCGTCATCGCTGCCCTCAGCAATCTTTACCGACATATCAGCATTAAAGCGTGAGAGGTCGGCTTCGTCATGCAGACCATACGCTGTACAGATGGCTGCATTGACAGTTCTGTCCTCAGTGAACGGCTTCAGGCATCGCACGGCATAACCCATCTTCACGGTCTCCGTCTCCACCTCTCCGTTCTCTGGGTCTCCTGTCTGCATCTGACGCTCCTCGTTGTGGATGTCAAGATACACAGTAACAGCGTTACCTTCATCAACCATGCTGCCTCTTACTAAGCCTTCAGTAGGCAGCTCAATGTAATTCTTTGCAATCATAAAGTTTGTTGTTTTTGTAAGAATATAATATTTTATAAGAAGTTATACCGCATTAGCATATTCCGCATACTCGTCCAGATACTGCTTCTGATTGGTAGAACCCTCAAAGATATATCCACAGCTGTTCACTATCTTCGCATCTTCGATAGGCAGTATAGCTTGTTTGCCACCGAAAGCACGCTCCGCTTGTCTCAGGTAAGTATAGAGTCCTGCGTAATCGCCATGGATTTCTCGTAACTGTTTTCTGCCTGTATATTCTCCGTCCATCGAAATCTCGTCATAGCACACCAGGAGCTTTATCCAGTTGTCTATGCCCTTGCCATTCTGCTTTATCTCGTAGTCGAGAATAGAGAGGGTTATTCCCTGAATGTCCTTTGCTTGCACTTGTGGCGCATCCATCCGTCGGTTTATTTTCACCTTCTGCGTCAGTTCTGCTAACTTCATATTGTTCTTCTGAATTTTAGTTAATAGATGGTACGAGTCGGCACCTACGAGCTGTCCGAAGTAACATCCCCAATTCCGAGGAGTGGCTTGGTTAGCTGCGTCCGCAATGCGTTGCCGTACTGTTGCATATCCCTTGTTGTGGTCGTCGTAGAGCTTGCCGGCATTACGATGATACACCGTACCACAGAAGTCTATTGCGTTATCATCAACTCTCAACACCTTGCTGTCCCACCTGTTTGCCCTGATTCCAAACTCAAACCACCATCTCTGCTGTGTCCTATGCAACACAGCGTTGGCTTCCTCCTTGCTGTTGCAGCCAACCAAGATATTGTCGGCATACCTTATATAAAATGGATAACAGCGAGAGTATTCAAGGTCAAAGTTGAGCATCAGGATATGGTGAGCGAGAGGAGATGCCGGTGTTCCGATTGGCAGCTTGTTCTCGCAGAATGTAACGTTACAGCCGTAGTCTATCAACCACTTGTCTGTAGTCAGCTGCTTCAATGCCTTGCGAAATACCTTCATCCTTACATGCTCGTAGCATTTCCTTTGGTCCACCACTGCCACATAATGGATGTCTCTCCGGTCGTAGAATAATGATTTCAGCCTGTGTCTTACAGAGTAACGCTTCTGCTTTGCGTTCAGACCGCAATGCTTCTTACAGTTCAATGCTGCGTAATTGTCTCTCCGGCGATACAACGGCGATATGCGATTGATAAACACATACTGTAGTATGCGAGTCACGAGAGTAGGAGAATCTATATCTCTTCGTTTGCCGTTCTTATTCACTTTTGTCAGCTTGCGATAAGAGATAAATTCAACATATTGTCCACTGTTCACACTCATGCAGAGCATATCTATGTTGTCGTCCCAATCCTCGAAGAACAGCCGCACTTCCGTCTTCTGATAGTGATTGCGACAAGCGTCATACACGGCTCGCTCCATCTCGTCATGTGTAACATATTCAATATTATTATCTTCCATAATTTTTAAATATTCAAGTGTTGAGCCAATGGTCACAGCGTTTTCACGCCATGACCCCACGCCTCTGTTTTCGGTCTTATGGCAGACCTCTTCCAGCAATGCGCTTCGTCTTGTAAGTTAATTCGGCACTTTCAGCCACGACCACAACCTATATCCTATACCTTTTCTCTTCACAACATCTTCGACGTAGGAAGTCGCTCAATTCTTTAGCCGAGCCACCATTGTTGCGATTAGCATTCAGAACGGAATTATTCGCATTCAGATTACGAGAAGCGCAATTGCTCCAATTCGCATTGCCACCGCCACGGACGCCCAGGTTGTAACCGTTATCTCAACCATCCTTTCACGCTTCAGAGGAGTGAGTCCCAATGCTCACCTTGCCATGAGACGAATGGATTTTTATTTCTTTTCTCGACCCTATATCCGCCAATGCGGATATAGGGGGAGATTAGCCTTGTCAGCTTGCTCGCAGGAAATGCGGACGGTTGCACCGTCCTCTATTGCGCTTGCAGCGCTGTTGCACCTACTTACATTGAAACAACACCTGAGCCGAGCCACCATAGCCGCGAAAAGCAATCAGAACGGAATTATACGCATTCAGAGAACGAGAAGCGCAAGCGCCCCAATACGCAGAGCCACCGCCACGGACGCCCCTACGAACTCGGTCGCCCACCGTGTTACTGAAGTTATTGTTATTATCGTTGAAGGCAGCTGCGTATGAGTTGCGACCTCCACCCACCATGGCTTCCATAGGTGTATTATTATAGCGTTTCTTGAGCCATCCGGTCTGTGTGCTCTCTTGACGGGCAACCTTCTTATACTGACTCTCAAAAACAAATGCACCTTTGTTTGTCTTATTCTGCGCTCGCTCCGAATGCCATTTTCGCTGGTCGGTCTCAATATACAAGTCGGTAGGATAGCCAACTCTGCTTTCGCTCTGAGGCACCAATACCTCAGCCACTTGCTCATAGCCACCTCCACGATAATGGAAGATGTCGCCTGATGTAGATACACCATCCATCAAGCCATCACGCAGCACTACCTCCACTGTAAACACCTGCGCATTGCCTGAAGCATCATAGCCCTGCCATTCTCCTGTCACCTTACGATAGACACGTGCATTAAGGTAGCCATCTGCTATACCCTTGGCTTTAGGAGGTGTCACATACCAATATTTCGTTCCATAGACCTCAAACTCGGTATTCTCAGGCACTCCCATCTCTACTGCAAACGACAAAGCTATCAATGCTTCGTTGCATCGCCACTTAGGATATTCAAAATTAACAAACGCAGACATGTTGTCAGTTATCTTAGTACCATTTGCGTCCTTGTACAGCAAGTCCGAAGTTTGCCAATAGGCGAGATATTTCCATTCGCCCGTACCCATTTTGAGACGAACACCACCATATTTATTCCATGTAGCTTCATTGTTGCACGAATCATCGCTCGACGTGCCTGATGAGAACAGGTTATCAGGGTCATTGATGTAGTTAGTGCCATAAAGCAGCTCGTGTGCACACACGAAAGTATTATAGGCGTGATAACCAATCTCGGCAAAAGGATAAGTCTTCGTCTTGTCGAAGTTGTTGTTACGGGCATAGTCCATACTTGTTACCTGATGTACGTCATTCACACGCGGATAAGCACCATTATCGTAGAACATGTTCAAACCGCTTGAGCCAAGACTTCCCCTTGTGTTATTATCACCTGGATTATAGAGGAAGAAGAATGAACGGAACTTAATCTTGCCATCCACATCCTTAATGCTTGTGTCGCAGCATGGTGAAATGAGCGTAGGAGCGAGCTTGTTAGGCTTCATACCCTTATACTCTCTGTAACTCTTGAAGATACCTCTATACAAGGTGTCAGGCTCGTTGGCTGGATAATCGTCAAGAAGATAATTGTCAGTTGGGTCACCTATCTTGATGCTGTAGTTCTTCGATGTAGTCTCCCACGGACGCAAGATGTGTGTGATTTCATTACCAGAAGCATCATAGAGCTTCTGAGTAAAGCCATAGTCATTATAGAACTTTTCTGCATCGAATGCGCCTGCATCACAATACTTCTGTGTATGCTCAGCATCAAGATACAGCTCCACGTCACACTGCGCTCTCATCTCCTCTGTAATACCCACAGCAGGAGCAAAGGAGTTGTCCTTGTAGCGAAGCACGTTGTTACGCTTCAGTTCCTTAGCAGGCATCACCTCCACGCCTTCCTTTGCATCCTCATGGTTAATAAGGAATGGACGATACATATCCTGAAGCATCTGCTTGCCTACGTTGGTACTTGCCTCTACAATATCAGGAGATGCCTTTGTGGTGTCCTGACTACCGATATAGTAGCGGTCAACTGTACCACCAAGGTCGCCTACAGCCTGTTCGAGGGAAGACAAACGAGCTTCGTGAGCAATATCCACCTCCGACAACTCTGTCAGTTTTTTTGCTGTACTGGCAGTATCAGCCAAAGTCAGCGACTTCTTTACGCCAGTCCTATCTGTCACCTCAAGTACATTCTCTGTTGTAATTGTGGCGTTCACATTTTCTGCATCTGTAGCGGCATTATTGGTTCTTGTGGTTGCAATGTTAGCATTTGTGGTTGCCGTATCTGCACTCGCTGCTGCTGCTTCAGCTTTGGCGGTTGCACTATTGGCGTTTGTTGTCGCCTCTACTGCATTAACTGTAGCGGTATTAGCTGCTTGTGTGGCTGTATTAGCATCTATTGTAGCCTTGGTAGCCTTAGCAAGCGCATCGGAAATGTCTACGCTTTTGTCCCAATAGTCAGTATCGGTTAAAGGATGTCCTACGCATGTCATTGTGTCTTTGTCTACACGCTTGCATGTATAGATAGTTACACCATCTACTACGATATAATCATGCAGATTATACGCTTTTGTATTATCGTAGACAGTTCCCACTTTTGTCAATACGATCTTGATTTTTTTTATTGTTCCCATATTGTTATTGTTACTTGGTTATTACTATACTACCACTCTCAGGGTCGAAGTCTACATCAAAGTCAGCCACCTTAGAGGTCTGTTCTTGCCAGTCGGCTTCCGTACCCTCGTAGCCAGCATCTTTTGCTGCCTCGTATGCGCTCTTTCCTCGAAACTGCTTACCCTCGATACGATAACATTTCTTAGTTCCCAACGCATCCGTGCGAATAAGGAGCAAAGTGTCGCTATCTTCGATATTAAGAGTTTGGTCGAGCGCAGTTACGTCAATAATTTCACTCATAAGCCTATTCTCCTGTATGTATTAATATTGAGTACGTGTCAGGGTCGTAGTCTACTGCCACTTGCGCGTCTCTGACCGCTTGTTGGCAATCAGCCACTGCCTTGTCGGTAGCAGCCTTATTCTCCTTAGCACTCTGCTCACGCTTCGTTTCTGCATCAATACGAGCATTCTCATTTGCTACACGACTATTTTCTGTAGTCGAGCGAGAAGTTTCAGCTTCTGTGCGCTCATTCTCGTTAGCAATGCGCACACGCTCTGCTTCCTCACGCTCGCTTTCCTTCCTTACTCTGTCCGCTTCGTTGGAGTTACGAGTACTTTCAGTAGTAGTCCTCGACTCCTCGTTAGCCTCTCTCTTTTTTTCGTTCAGACTACGCTGTTGCTCAGCAGACAAACGAGCGTTCTCGGCTTCTGCACGTGCGTCCTCTGCGTCAATACGCTCATTCTCGCTTACAATGCGTGTGCTTTCATTCTCGCTACGCTCTCGTTCAGACAAGATACGCACATCCTCAGCTGTTTGCACCTTGCTATTGATACGTTCAGCTTCGGCTGCGCTTGCATTAGCTCTGTCAGCAGCTTTGTCTGCCTTTACTGCTCCATCGTAGGCGGTCTGACCGTCCACAATGCGTTGCCACCATTCATCATCACCTACAGGCTCATGGCCTACGTTGCCATCCTTGCGACTGGCATAGGTACAGTTCTTGTAAGTGACAACTGCCAGTCGCTTGTAAGTGGTGTCGGGATTGTACGCACCCTTCGGTACGAAACCCACCCTTCCAAGATTAATTTTTTCGTTCATAATGCTCTTGTTTTTTAGATGTTGTTATTCAGATTTACAAGCAGTTCTCCTTCGTCGTTCAGCTCAAAACGCTTGTCCGACCCATCAGTGATATTAACCTCCAGCTCTGCATCCTCATTAACATCGAAAGTAGGGAAGTCTATGGTTCCCCGGCTATAGCTGTCAGTACGTATATACTCGTTAGTTTCCTCGTCCCATCTGTACCAATAGCCATCTTCACCCACCTTGTTAGGATGGTCTGCTTGCGCCTTCGCTCTTTCTGCCTGTGTATTAGCATTCTCGGCTGCATTATTTGCATTAGTCACAGCCGTAGTCACATCACCCAACGCCTTCTCCGTGCGCTGCTCAACGTCAGTAATGGTGTTTTCAGCACGTTTCAGCGTCTCTCCCACGTCGCTTATCAGCCCAGAGAGGTCTGCTTCAGGAGCCAGCACCACCATAGCCGTGTCCATCTCCACCGAATCTTCACCTTCCTGCGGTCTGAATGCCGTGTCGCCGGCAGCGTTGTTGTCCACGATGCTGAACTGCTCGTATTCGTTCGAGCGCCAATCGTTGCCGAACAGCTTGCCCTTCACTTCAATGGCATAAACGCCGCGCGCAAGCTGGTCGCCCTCCACACGTGCAAGCAGCACATTGTCCTCCTTCACGTCAATGGTGTATGACAGTGATACGCGACGATAGCTGTTTACGACATTCACCGCCACGTCCGTACAACCCGGCAGCGGAAAGGCAAAGCTCTCCCCGTTCACCATCTTCCGCACCGGAATCCTCAGCGTAAAATCATTGCCTCTAACAATCTTCTTCATTTTCCAGCTTATTATTTATTGTTTATTATTTATTATTTAGCAGTTCCTTAAAGAGGCCCAGAAAGGCCCAGTGAGGCCCGTCTTCCCATCCTATGGCAGCGCCTTTCTTACCACTCTCTCCCAATAGATCATCTCATACTCGGTCTCTTCCAAGTTACTGCCCACGTTCTTTACTTTGCATGTCAGATATGCTATGTAGCCGTTCTTGAGTATGTATGGAGCGCTAATTGCATCGCCATTGCTCGGAGTCGTTCTTGACGTTCCGTAGAGCACGATGCCCTGCTCGTTTTCGCAGCGGATGATGATGGTGTTGCCCACCACCTCACGTGCCCGCTCGTAGCGTCCGTCCGTGTATGGATTTGCGAGAGAATACGCTGTAGGGAGCACACATTGCAGATACATTTCCTCACCGTCGCTCGCAATGGGAGTCGACCGTATGACAAAATTCGAGCCTATCCTGTCCCATATAGGTTTGTACGCATCGTCTATGACGGAATAAGTGTCCTTCTCAAAGTATTCCAGAAAGTTGTCCTTCGTAATGATACGCTTCTGGTTGCGGACAAGTCCGTCAAAGTAGCCGTTCGTAGCGTGTACCGAGCCGGTGAAGAATCCGTCGGGCGTTACCTTCGCCGTTGTGTTACCGCTGTTGTCCTGCACCTCAAACGTGTCAGCCGTAGCCGTTATCTTGCCGTTCTTGATGTCAATGCCAGTCGCCTGCACAGCTTCCTCCACCGTCACGTCGTTGGGAGACAGGCTCCAGCCCTGATATTCCTCGCCTTCCTCAAGCATAGGCCGGCAAAGATCTATGCCACCGTTGGTTCTGACTGCTGCCTCGATTATCAGTCTCAGCGTTCCGGCAGGGACGTTCAGTGTCACCTTGTACAGTGTCCATACGTTCAGCGTCTGCGTGTCGGGGAAGACTATTCGTGCCAGCTCATTACCTGCTACGAAGTTGTTGTATGTCTTGAGAGACACATAGCAGCCGTTGTCAGGCTTCGCCGTCATCCTCATCCAGATGCTAAAGGTATATGTTGTTTCCGGGTTCACACGGACATCCTTAAAGTACAAGCCCGTCCATGTCGTTGTCGTGGCACCTACGGACAGGCATTGAGCGTAGTTTGTGCCTCCCACGCCACCCTGCATTATTGTCACCTTCTTCGTGTCGTTGATGGGTGTTATGGTGTCATACTCCCTCAATGCCGAACCTACGATGCAGTTGCGGTATGTATTGACCGTTTCCTGCGCCACCTTGAGCGAGATTCCGCGAGCTGTCTGCTCAATGTTTGAGGTGTATTTCGTCAGTTCGTCCTGTGTCTTTATAGGTATGCCGTTAACGTCCGTCTCCACCTGTCCAACGCGGTTGCTGACCTCAGTATAGTCCGACCGCAGCTGTTTATTGTCAGCCGATATCGTCCCCGTAAACTTTGCCAAGTTCACCATAAAGGGTATCTGCCGAGAGTATAGCGTACTTCCGATTGCCATATACACGATTACGTATCCGCTCGTCACACTCACGCCGAGCGTGCTGTCCTTGTTTATCGAAGCTCCCGATATCGTCACGTCTATGCCGTCTGTCTGCTTCGTAAGTGTCGGCTTGCCGCATCCTACATTATTGTTGCTCGGAAAGAGATTGCCCACTTCCGACACGATGTTTTTTCCTGACCGCATCACTTGTATGGTGGCAGTCTTGCTTACACTTGCCGATACGACGCCGTTCTCGTCTGTGTCAAACACAAGAGGCGCATCCTTGACGATAAACTCCACCGCGTCCTTGCCGTTTGCTCCGGGGTCTCCCTTGTCGCCGTCCTTGCCCTTGTAGGCTATGGCGTATGACACCGTCGTATGCTCTCCCTCCGAATCCTTGTAGGTCACCGTTGTCCTCGTCCAGAGATAGGGCTTCGCGTCGGTGGCGGCGATGATGGCCGACTGCCATTCCGTAGGTGTCACCGTAGCGCTGTCAGATATGGCGTACGTCACGCTCATGTCCGATATCACCACACCCTCGCCCTTCACGCTGCCTATGTCCAGCCAGTACGTGCCCGTATTCGTCCAGAGTATTTCGCCTATCTTGTATGAGTCGCCGTCGTTTGAGTCACACACGATATACTTGCCGTTCTTCCACTGCACCACGCAGGGACGCTTGCTACCACCTTCCATGCCCGTAGTATCGTCAACGAGATAAAGGCCGTTCTCGGTGGGCGTTATCTTCTGAAGGTCAGCATAGTTCTTTGCATGGGCAAGCGCATAGCCGAGCACCTTAAAGCTTGTGCCCGTGTCGCCTTTCGCGCCGTCGGAAAGAATCGGAAGTGTCAGAGTCACGGTGGTGTTGTCTGCCTTGACCGTTGCCCGTACCATCACCGAAGCGAGGATGTAGAAGCTCACGCCGATGTCGGCCAGGCGGTTTATCGCCACGCCGCTCTTGCTTTCGCCCGCAGTGGTCGTATAGTCCGCCGTCAGCAAATATCCGTCCTTCATGTCCTCAGTCACGTTGCCCGTGCGCTTGCGAAGCGTGAAGGTCACGTCGTTCGGTGTCGCCGTCTGCGAGTTCGGCTTGCGGATTATATATTCCGAGGATGGCACAAGGTCGTACGTCACCGTCACAGGGTCTATCTCCACACTCGGGTCATCCGTAAAAAACTTGAAACACTTCGTATTATGCAGCTCTCTTGCCGGCGACATAAGCAGCGTCAGCGTTTCCCATTGGTACGGATTCACCGTGTCCCCCGTCCTGTAAGGCGCACCCATCGCATGATACATCGCAATAGCGGGCGCGTTTCCGTTGTCGCTTCCGTCCTCCGTAGATGTCGTCAGCTTGATAAGATTGCCGAAGCGGTTCCACTGTATCTGATCTCCTGCCTGAACTATCACGTCGTAAGGCATTGGCGCGTCAGGCTCGCCTCCGTCAGCAGCAGGTTCATAACCGAAGAACACGCGATTGGCTATGACGTTGTTGCCATCGTCAGTAGTCTTGCCTTCCTGCTCAGCGAATATGGAGGAAAGGCTTCCCATTCCGTCGTTCTGCGTCACTTCCACCATCACGTTTCCGAACACCAATGCCTTGCCGTCAGCGCCTATCACCCTTTTCGCCGTCACCGGCACGCAAGCCTCGCTGCCCATGAACGTCCTCTTGTTTGACAGTATCACGTAGTCATACAGCTTGCCGTCTTCCAAGTTTTCCTGTCCCACGCCAACCACGAGTCGCCAATAATAGCGGTTCTGAAGGTTCTCGCTTTCTCCTGCCTTCACGTTAAAGGTCTGACAAAGCGCCATCATGCCCACATGCCACCAGTTTGCCGTCTTCGTAGTTCCATCGTCAGCAGCAGCATAGCACTTATATCCTATAACTGTTCCTGCATCATCCAGTACGTGCGCCACCTTCATTATCGTGCTTCCGGCGTTTGAGAAGAGTGTCGTACCGCCCGAATAGCTCACCTTTCTCACCTCCGCGCTTGCAGCGAAGAACTTCGTGCGTGTCGTCAGATAGTCAATATAAAGATGACTCTTGCCGTCCTCTCCCATGTAGAGGTCAAAGCCCTTACCGCCAACTATAACCCTATCCTGCTCAGTAGACTGAGGGTCGCGCACCCTGTCCACCACCACCTCGCTCAGCGTGGCCTGTCCCTTGCCGGTAATGCCATAACCGCTACCGTCTGTAGCTCCGATTGCCAAACCGCGAAGGAAGCGTATCTCTTCCTGCGCTGTGTCGGGGTTCAGTTTCGAGAGGAAGTATTTCGCTCCCCTGCTGCGTATCAGACCTTCTATCTGTGCCGACGAGAGACCCGACTTCACGCTCATCGTGACCGTGTCTATGGCGTCCTGCATCTTTTGCAGCGTTCCCACATCCTTGTCTTCCTTGATGGTCACGTCATAAGTGGGGATGCTGCCAAGCTCCTCACGGATGATGAGTCTCTCTATGACGCCGCTCTTGTCTATATTCAGGTCCGTGTCGCTGAAGTGCAGCAGACTGCCTGCCTTGAGGGTTTCGTAAAGACTCGCCGTCTTGCCGGTGGTGTCCGCCTTCGCCTTGTCATGCTGATATGCCATGAATATCTCGTCCACCTTCGGCTCGAACACGTATCGCGTATAGTCGTTCTTGTCCAGCCATGCGAGGGCGTATTTCAGGAGTTTTGCCGATGCCGCCTCCACGTAAGAGTCGGGCATTTCTATGCCGGTCAGCACGAAGTGGTCTCCGCTTTCTATCTGGAAGTCTTTGTTCGGGAAGTACAGCTCTAAGGCGTCGTCCTTCACACGGTCAAGGGTCAGCTTCCATACGCCGTTCTCCTTCACTGATCCGTTCACCTTAAACTCTCTGCCGCCACACTTGCCGTCCTTCATGCTGATTGTGAAGTCCTCCTTCTTCAGCATGTTTATGTCGAAGTTCACCTTCTCAGAGAGTGTTACTGAGAATGGCGGTACGGTCTGTCCGTCCTTGAAGATGCCGTTGTCCTTGATGTCGGAACCGCTGTTTATCCCGTCTATGCGCTGTCCGTCCACCGTCATTTCTTCGATGGTCGGATATATCTCGATGATGCCTTCCTTCTTGTTCTCCGTATCGAACATCACGCTGCCGTTTCTCACGCCAAGCTCCTTGATGTTCACCGAGTCCACGTAGGGGCGGTCCTTCAGCTCGGAAAGAAGGTGCTCCTTGCCGCTCGGGTTTATCCAAGCCTTCTCTTCCTCGGTAGCCTGCGTGTCCCACCATTCCTTTACGGACATCTTGGGGAAGCCCGGCAGCATCAGCCTTGTCACCGCCATGTGGGACGGCATCTGGTCCGTATTGGCGATCATGTTCTTCGAGGGGAAGCTCTGCTTGTTCACGCCTTGAAGGAAGTACACCTTTCTTTCTTTCATCACTGCGGTGTAGAAGTCCTCCACGTTCTTTACCGTCATTCCGTACTCGTCGTTTGACGAGTTCAGGATTATCGTGACTGTCCCCTCGCCCTCTGTTCGTGCTGACGACACGGCTAAGCCTCTGCCTTCTATGTCACCCGCCTTTACCGTCACGTTATATTCTCTGCTCTCCGCTGTCGATCCGTCTCTCACTGACGTGAAGTAGCTGCCCGCTGCTGCCCAGCTAAGGCTCGGGATGGTCACATGCAGGACGGTGTTCGTCGAGGAGGCAAGATGACTTATCTTCGATGTCTCTCCGAACACATCCACGCACAGATTGGCGTAGTAATGTGTCGGAAGGTTCTTCTCGCTTCCGTAGGCACGCAGACGGGTGGTCACGGCTTGGCTGTCATCAGCGGTCTGTGTTATCTCGTACAGACCCCTGCGCTTGCCGTAGACAAATTCGTACGGAACCTCCAGTCCCGTCGTGTCCACGAAGACGTTGCGTCCTCTCACCACGAAGTTGATGTCCCATTTCGAGTTCACTAACGCGAGGGCGTTCCAGCAGTTCTGGTTGTCGATTGTCAGAGCGGCGGAGTCTATGATGGTCTCAGTGGTACCCTCGCCGTACATCTCCTCCCATACGGCTCCGTCGCAGCCTCGTTGCAGGCTACGCTCCTTGTTTCGTGAGTACAGCGCCCAGAGTCCTGCGCCCATCTGCTCGTCCATATTCGCCTGTATGCGGTCCAGGAGGTCGTCCACGGTCTGCACATAGAAGCCGAATTTTGGAAGGGCTGTGTAGGGTATCGTCTGCTCTTCCGTGTTCTCCATTCCCAATACCACGTCCAGAAACTGCGCTCTCACAAGCTCGTCCTGCAAGGCGTTCAGCTTCACGTTCTCGTATCTGAAAGCGCCTCTGTCACTGCCTGCTCTTGCTGTCTTCGCCTTGCCGGGGTCGTAGTTCAGCTCATAGCGCTCGCCACGGTATACGATGTAGTCGCCGATGGAGAAGTTTATGGGGTACGCGCTTTCGATGGTGGTCTGCACGAAGCAGTCCTCCATCCAGCCGTCCGTCATCTCCACGGCGCTAAGCTCCACGGCATTGCCTTCCATGTCGTTCAGAAGACTTCCGTCTTTATGGTACACTCGTATACGCTCTTTCATATCGTAAGGGTTATGTCGGTGACAGGATCGTTCACCTTGAATGTTATCTTTGTTATCAGCAAGTCGCCGTTGGCGTCTCTTACAAGCGTAGCGTCTTCGCCGATGCTCACAAAGCGCACGTTCTGCCTGCCTATCTTTGTGTAGTCGCAATACAGCTTCATCGTGCCGCCGCGCAGATAGTCGAGGAAGGCTTTCAGGTTCTTGTTCGCTGTGTCCTTGTCACCCTTCATGCCGAACTTCACGCTCATCTCATAGGCGCTCATCTTCAGACCTTCGGCGGGTATGTATTCGTCGTCGCCGTCCTCGTCCTTCCATTCGCGCTTCGAAGGCTCTTTTGCCTTGGTCGCCATCATGAAGGGAATGTCCATGCAGTACATGCCGAACGCCGAAATGGTGTCCGTTACGGCAGCTCCTGCCGTCTCTCTTTGCATCAACACTTTATAATATTGCATACTGCTCTCTTTTAGTCCCAAAATTAGTAAAAATATTGCATAAATATACACTACTGCGTGAATATTTATGCGATATCCGATATTTTTTTATTCTTTCTTCTTCTCACGTACCGTCACGTCGCCTGCCGCCAGCCTCACCTCGCCGCCGTATCTGTATACGAACACCTTGGCATGGCCTTCCGTCTCGGCATACACCTCTCCCGCGTCCCTCAGCGTCACGAACACCCGTGCGTAGCCGGTCGCCTTCACTCTGAGCACGCTCCCGTGACGGACGTACACCTCGCCCGCCCCCGTACCGTCGAACGTCGCATCGCATACGCATTCTCCGTTGAGGATGGTCATCGGGGCGTTCGTCACGCTGACGTTCTCGTCCGCCCATACGCCGTGGTTGTGTATCACGTCGCCGAACTGGTGCTTTATGGTCTTCACGTCGGGCCAGTCGTGGTCTATGCAGAAGTCTATGCCGCGCACGAACTTCCTCACCATCTCGTCCTTCGAGGTGTTGTCCTCCCATTCGTTTGTCCACTGCTGGCAGAGGCCCAGTCCAATAGCCTCTGCCTTCATCTTGTAGGATAACTGTCTTTCTTTCATGTGGTTTCCTTTCTTATTTCACGTAAATCTTTGATGAGCCGTTGCTCACCTTGCGGGTCCACGTCACTATCTCGTCTATGCGGTCGTTACGCACCTGGGCGAGCGTCACGAGTTGGTTCATGGCTGCAAGCTGGCTCTTCTGTATCTCGCTCATCGCAGGAAGGAGCGACACGTTCGTGGCTATTGCCTTGATATTCTCGCGGTTCACGCTCACGTCCAGGCGGATGGCGTTCAGATAGGCGGCAAGGAGGTCGGCGGTCTCTTCCGTCACACCCTTTATGGTGTTCGTGGCCGATGAACTGCCGCTCTCGGAGAAGTCCCAGCCTCTGCGCTTCAGCTCTTCGAGGACGGCGGTGATGTTCGCCACGCTGTTCTCACCGGCTGAGTAGAGGTCGGAGGCGAGCTGTGTCACGTCATACTCGTCCAGCCTGCCCTTCTTCTCTATCTGCTGTGTCAGGAAGTCGAGGGGTTTCTGAAGGGCCTGCTCCATTATCTTCTGCGAGATGATGTTCTTCGTGAGGTCCTTCACCATTTCCTTCGCCTTTTTCTTGTAGGCGTCGATGGCGTCCTCGCCCTTTTCCCAGGCGCTCACCACGGCGTCTGTCAGTTGGCTTGCCCAGCTCTTCATGTCCACGCCGTACAGCTCCTTGAGGAAGTTCTTGGCGGCGTTCTTTATCGAGCGTTCCATCTCCTCTATCTGTTGGTCGTAGTCGGCCAGCTTGTCCTTGTCAGTCTTCTTCTTCGCGTCCTCGTTGGCACGCTGACGCTGTAGCTGGTCTCGCTGTGCCATCAGCCCCGTCAGCTCTGCCTGATAGGCATTCGTCGGGTCAGCGAGGCTCTTCTGCGCCGCCTCGTACGTCTCCTTGCTGTAGGCGCTCGGATTGATGCCGAAGATGCGCATAGTATTGCTCTTCTCGCCCTTCTCGTAGTCGCCGACTATTCGGTTCATCTTCGCCGTCGTCTTCGCGTCCATACGGTAGTTATAGATGCCGCCCAAGCTGTCCTCGATGGCGTTCTTGATGGTGGTCTGCATGTTTTCGAGGGCTTTCAGCTCGCGCTCCGCCAGCTTTATCTGACGCTCCTTCTTAGCGTCATGGGCCTTGGCGAAGGCGGTTATCGGTCCCGTTATGATGCTTGCCACACCGCTCACCGTGCCGCCGATGTCAAGGTTCTTCACGGCGTTGAAGGTTTTCGAGATGCCGCCAGTGATAGAGGTTAGCGACGACATCGCTGCCTGTGCGTCCTGCCATCCGTCACTCTCGGTGTCTATGCCGAGAGCATCTGCCATGTCCTTGACTTGGTTGAATGCGTCGCTTATGCCGTTGGCGATATTGGCTATCTCGCCGAGGGCGCTGCCGATGTTCTCGAAGCGCTTCTTCAGCGTCATGCCTTCTCCTACCAGCTTCTTGCCGGTTCTGATAAGGTCTTCACCTGTCATCTTGAGCTTCAGCCCTTCCGCTACAAGGCCGATGTCACCCTTTATCCTGCCCTCACGGATCTTCTCCTCGCCAGCCGCCACACTGGTCGCGCCCATTGATATCTTCGCGTTACCTTCTTCTGTCTTACGCTCGGCTATGCCGACGATGCCGCCGTTGAAGAAGCCCTTTCTGCGCTCGCTCAGCTTGCGCAGCTGCTCGTCTATCTGCTGTATCTGTTTTGCATACTCTCTTGCGTCGATGCTGCCGTCTCTCAGGGCTGTGTTAAGATACTGACGTATCTCTGCCGCCACTTCACGCGCCTTCATCTCTCCCATCTCGGTTATCGCACCGAAGAAGTTCAGGTAGTCCTGGCTCTGCTTGAACTGAGCGTCCATTACCTGTCCTTTCTCCTTGTCACGCATCTGACGGAAACGCTCGGCAGTGGAGGTGTCACCGCGTCTGTCCGCCTGCTTTATGCGCTCGTCCCACTTCGCGTCCACGGCAATCAGCTTCTCCTCCCAAGTCGCCGTCTCCTTGATGGCGTCAGCGGCTTTCTCGAGGTAACCCGTATAGTTGTTTCTGACGAGGTCGGTTATCTTCTTCCACAGGTTATAGGCGTCGGTGTTGTCCTCCAATGCCTTCTTGGCTGTGGCGTCGGTAGCGTCCAGCAGACCATCTATCTTCCTGCCGGTCATCTCCTCGAACATCTGGGCCATACCGCGGGTCTGGTCGTCCCACATCATACCGTCTCTGAAGGCGAGTGAGGCGAAGTCCTCGTCGCCGGTCTTCTCCAACAGTGCCTTATGGAGGTCTGCCTGACGGATGCCTCTCTCTAATATCTCAGCAAAGTCAGCAGCCAGTCGGTCTGCCTCGGGCTTCAGCATCTCGGAGTATTTCCATTCGCTTCTCTCCCTATGCAGCGCGGTAATGGCTTTCTTTCTCTCCGTGGTGGTAGGCTTCAGCGCCTTCTCTAACGTCTCCAGGCTCTCCAGATACTTGTCGAAGCTAAGGTCGCCCACCTCAGGAAACAGCCCTCTGACCATATCGTCAGCCTTCTTGGCTCCCCAGTTGGGAAGTCCCTTATACTTCTGATACATCTGACGGGCAGACTTAAACGCATTAAGACGCTCCTCCCAAGCCTTCAGCTCCTTATCCTCTTTGTCGCCCTTGGCCTTCGGCACCTTGTTGCTCTTCTTGTCCTCAGGAATATATTCATAACCAAGTCCTAAGTAGGCGGCCTTCCTGAGGTCTTCGTATTTCTTCTTTACTGCCAGTCTTGTCTCCTCGTCACCCTTACCCTCCTTTTTGGCATCCTCCTCTGCTTTCCATATGTTATAACGCTTCTTCAGTTCTGTCTTTGCGTTATTGCGGGCGGTATACATATCGTTCACCCCTTTCAGCAAAGGTTTAAGCTCTTGGAACTTCTCGGCATTCTCCTTCCATTGTGTGATATTTGAGCCGAGCACATTATTATATATGCGTCCAGTGAACGGATCGAAGTTGTCTATCATTCCCGTATCATACACGAGCTGGATCTTCGCTTCAAAGGACGAGTTGGCAAGGAGGCGTTGCAGCTCCGTCTCCCATTTCGGATAGGCGATGCTAAGCTCGCTGACGGCACCTCGCATAAGGTTCTCTACCTTACGCTTGCTTTCCGCGTCTAACTCCTTGTGTCCGCGGATCCTGTCCGCTATCTCTGGGAAGGCAGAGTCAACCATGTTCATGAGTTTGCTTGCGAAGGCTTGTTCCATGTCTTTGTCCTCCAGGCCAAGCGCACGGTTCAGAGCCGAACGTATCTGCACGGTGGCTTCCTCGCTTGCACCCTTCAGCGCAAGAAAGTTCTTCAGCATCGTCTGCATCGCCTGTTGTTCCTGCGTACTGTTGACGATATTCGGAAATTCTTTCTTGTACCTTGCGGCAAGCTGACCGATAAACTTGTCAAACTCTTTCTCTGCATCTTCGTAAAGACCCATCTCTGTCTCATTCACGCCTCCCTTTCCGAAGATGGATGAACGCTTTACGAGTGTTTCGGCAGCTTTTACGGCACTCTCGGTCTTATCGCGAAGATCCTCATAGAGGTCCGTATTCTCCGACTTCTCCTGGGCCACCTTATTTGCTTCTTTCAAAAGCTTCAACTGCTCCTCAAGGTATTTCAGACGCTCCTTGTGGCTTTCTATCTCCGCAGCCTTCATTTCAAAGGCGTTGGCGCTTTCAGGAGCTATCTCTCTGATTTTGTCCTTGTAAGATTCTATGGCATTGTCTATTTCTTTCTCGTTGTCGCCGCGCACTATCTTGCCCACGTTGTTGTCGCGCATAAAGTCATCAATCTGCTTTATGCGGTCCTTCATTTCGTCCATAGTCTGCTGCATATCCTGCTTTAGTTCTTGCGACTTCGATATAAGGTAGCTTATGCCAAATGTCACGCCGGATATGATAAGCCCCGGCAGACCGCCTATCGCGGACCACAATGAAGCGCCCAATGCCTTTGCGCCCATTCCTATCACTCGGAATGACGCCAATGCGGAGGTCGTAAAGCTGCCCCACATGTTCCTCATCGCGCCCATAGGATTAGCCATCATGCCAGCCATCATCATCCTCAACTGGACAAGCAGCCTTTTGGCTCTCATACCGAATGTGTTCATGCCCGTCTGCTGCTTCAGAAGAGCCGAATAGGTCAGATATTGCTGCTGTGTTATCTTGCCTGCAATGCGCAGACGCGACAGCTCAGATTGGTTGAGCTGCTTTGACATCATCAGACTACGGAGGTCTGCTCCCGTTATCTTATTCTTGGTAGACAGAATATTACGTTCTATCTGTGTCAGATTCTCGCCTCGAAGCTGTTTCTCCATCGCGCTCTTGGCCAGTCCACCCTTGGTGGAGAGCAAGCTCGAGGCGGTATTGCCCATCAGCGCCCTGCGCATGGCGTAACCTGCCACGACAGCACCAACCGGCAGGGCAAGGGTGTGAAGCGCCTGCACGAGGGCGGTTGCGCCGTCAAGGGCGGTCTTGAAGAAGCTGCCCACAAGGTTGTTGCCGCTCGCAAACTCAGACAGCATGATTTCCCAAGCGTCTTTCAGCTTGTTATAGCGACCAAGAAGGGTTTCGCTGAGCACCTGCTGCATGTTGTAGAACTGACCACCCGCATCGGTCATCTCCCAGAACACGTTCTTCACATCCTCGAAGTCCACGCCGCGGTTCGAGATACGGCTCTTCACCTCACTCGTGCTGACCTTCTGACCTTCCTTCTTGGTGTAGTATTCGCTCAACTTCTGAAGAATAGGAATGCCCGCATACGATATCTGTCTCAACTCCTTGCCGTCAAGCCATCCACGCGAACGTACCTGACCGAACGCCAATGCTATGCGCTCGAAGCTCACGCCCAGTCCTGACGCCATGTCTGCCAGGCGCTTTGTGGTATCGTAAAGCTCGTCATACTCCACGCCGTATGCTGCCAACTGCTTCACGTCTTTGTTCAGCTCGGAGAAGGTGAACGGAGAGTTCAGTGCCAGCTCTTTCGTCTGATTGAAAAGCACATTGGCATTCTGCACGTCGCCGATGATACTTTGGAGCGCAATGTGCTGCTTCTCAATCTCACCACCAGCCTGGATTATACTCATCGCAAACTGCTGAGCGCCATAAACCAGACCGCCTTGCATAAACAGCGACTTCAGATCCTGCAACGTAGAGTTCATGCCTAAAGAATGGTTCTTGGCTTGCTCAAAAGCCTTGGCCAAATCCCCCCTCACCTTAGCAGCTGTCCTCGCCACCTCCTGCTGGTGTGCTCGCTCCAGCTCAATGCTCTTCTCCTTCTCGCGGTTCGTCTTCTCCTGCGCAGCGTTTATCGCTCTTTGGTCTTGCAGCACTCGTCCTGCCAGCGTCGTGTCATGTCCCGAGCCTATGCTTCCCAAACGTCCAAGAGCGTTAAAGTCTCCCGATGCAAGTCTGTCCTTGAGCGTCATAAGGTTGCGCATAATGCTGATAATACGGCGTATCTCCGCCTCTGTCTTGCTCACATCCGCACCCAATGCCACACCACGGCTAAACTCACGTCTCAACGCCCGCACCTTGTTTCCAAGCGAGTCATAACGAGCTTCCGCTGCCTTTATCTCAGACAATCTCTGCTTCTCAGCCTGCGCAAGTTCCCTTGCGGCCTGCGCCTCTTTGCGCTTCTCTTCCGCTCTTCGCCGAGCGTCGTCTCTCGCGGCCTCTCTGTTCGCCTTTTCCTGAGCCGCGTTCAGCTCTTTCTGCGCCACTGTGGCGTTTGTCAGGTTTTCCTTCAGACGGTTCACCTGCGCCGCATACCACTCGTATGCCGGTCTGTCTCCTTTGCCCATCATGGAGACAACGGTGTTCTCAATCGTCTTCTTGAATTTCGCCGCCTCGCTCAAAGCCTTGTCAAGCGCAGCGGTATTCACACCAAGCTCCAGTCCGCGCATACCCACACGCTCGCCCTTGCCAATGCCCAATCCCATCGACGCATACAGTCGCGACATCTTCGCCGTATCCGATGCTATGCGTCTCTGTTCTGCCTCCGACTGTCTGCGTACTTTGTCTTTCGCATCCTTTGCTGCCTTTTCGTCCGCCTTCCTCTTAGCTTCTTGCAGCTCCATATACCGCTTGGTATAGTCCGAGAGTGCCTGCAAGTCGCGCTCCCTTTCCTGCTGCGCTGCCTTATGCTCGTTCGATATCTCCTGGTTTACAGCCCTCTCAACCTCAACCGTCTTACCCCTCTCTCTCCTATACGCGCTCTCCGCCACTGTTGCCTTCGTCATCTCCACGAGTACGTCAGAGATAAGGTTTCTCATCTGCGATGCGTCAGTCAGCATTGTCGGATTCAGCTTCACTGCGTTAAGACGTGCCATAATTCTGTCAAGCTCCGTGATGCTGCCGCCAAGCATACCCGTCATAAAGCCCTTCCGTGTTCCTTCCGCCATAAGGTCACGAAGTCGCGCCAGCTTCTCCGTCACACGCGCAAGATCCGTCTCCACCTTCGCTGCGCCACCGCTGAACAGCGAAAGCGGATTATCCTTCTTAAACGTAGCCACGATGTCCTGCACATCCTTCTTCGCCACATCAAGCAGCTTCTTGAAGCTGCCAAGCACGTTGCTGTCATCCATGCCACCGCTTTGGAGAAGACGTGTCATCTCTCCTCTGAACCCTTCCAACGACTTCTTGGCGCTGTCCAAGCTCTTCGTGTCCACGTTAGGGTTAAGCGCCTTGGTATTGTCCAGCTTCTTTTCCTGACCGATGATGTCCTGAAGCAGCTTTATATAGTCAAGAGCATTTGATATCTTCGTTCGCCATTGTGAGACATCCGCCTCCTTGCCCTTTATCGTCGCAAGAGTCGCCAGTTCTGCGTTAGCCTTCCTGAGAGCCGCCGCAGTCTCTTCAAGCCCTTTGGCTTTTAACAGCGTCCCCGTAAATGCGTTGCTGTCTCCAAGATTTTTGAGTATCTTGGCTATGCCGGATATCTCTTTTGAGTTCTTGGCGATATACGCATTCGCCTCTCTGAATACCCTCGCAAAGTTATTCCCGTTGACCCCTTCAAGCGCCCTGACAAGACTCTCTCCCTCCCGCTTCGCTTTTTGCGTAGCCTCGTCCACGCCCCTCATACCCTTGGTTATCTTCTCGATGGCCTTGCTCATCTCGTCCCTGACCCCAAGACTCAACCACAAACTACCAATATTTCCGTCTGCCATAACATCCTTACATTATCCTATTCTAAAAAACAATCCTTCTCACTCTCCTCATAACGGCGCCAGCCCCCCCAAAAAAAGCGAGGAGCAGCAGCCACTTTCAGCCCACTGCTCCTCGCCCCCATTCCTGTCCTTAGCCCTTCCTACGCTGCCGCAGGCGCCTTTGTAAGCCAAGCAACGCTCTTCAAACCAGCACCCTCAACCGAACCACTGAACTTGAATGCGACAGGCTTGGTTCCTGTCTCATCCCACTGCATAGTTGCATAGAGCGAGAGGTTTGTGATGACCATCAGGTTATCCTTTGTCTCGTCTACGATACAGATAGTACCGGTCATCTTAAACTTCTTTGTCTCCAATGCGGTACCGGTATAACCCGTTGTAACGTCAAGAGCCGAATCGCCAGAACCCTTGATGGTAAACTTGGTGATTTCGCTGACAGCTTCCTCGCCGAACATTGCAGAGAGCAAGTCCTTTGCCTTGGAAGGAACAACCAACTCTACGTTAAAGTCACCAAGCTCTGCGGTGGTCGCCCAATCGCCGCCAAGACCGATTACCTTATAGTGATTGACAGTCGGGTCTTCCATCGTTGCCTTCAGTGAGTCAACCTCCACGGGAAGCTCCAACTCCGGGGTAAACTCGATTGTCCCCTTCGACAGGTCTATCAGACTCTTTGAGTACAAGATAGACTTAGGACCTACAAATCGGTCTTTAAGCTCAAGAATTTTCTTCATTGCCATAATCCTTAATTTTTTTTAAATAGTAAATTATCCCAAAAACATTCATTCTCATAATATCCAGCCGGCAAGCAGCCTATCATAAGCTTCTCACCTCGTCCTCAGCATCCCCTGCACTATCGTCACCGAAAAACCGTCACCGTCATCAGTCTGCAAGGTCACCCTCGGCCTGGTCACCGTCAGGTTCTTCGTCGATATCGGAAACTTTTTCATTACCGCACTGACCTTCTCGGACACCGCAGACACGTCAAACGCCCCAGGATTCTTTGCCGACACCTTGTTCCTCACATATATCTCTATCTGAGCCGTAGTGGTATAGTCATTGAACGTCCCCTCACTGTTCATCTCATTGTTAAGAATCACAGAAGGAAATACCACCACGATATAGCTGTCAGGCCTGTCACTCACAGCCTTAGGACGGTCATGGGCATAAACCCTGTCGCAAACACCCTTAACAGCATTACCGACATCATAGTACATATCTTTAATGTTCATGCCTTACGTATATTTTGTGAACTCCGATACGGATTTTACGTGATCCACAACCTTCACCCTTATGGCGCAGTTCGCAATGGCTATAGCCATATCATCCCTTGCTGCACTCATCATGTTGTGTATGTGGTTCAGGGCGTCATACTGGGCATATTCCACAGGGCAGATACACAACATCTGCCATCTCGCACGGCTCTTGGGAGTCATGGAATGTATTCTCGCCCTTCCTAACGTCGGACCATACTGACCTCCGTGTCCTTCAGTTCCGACATATCTGCCAAGCGAGTCGGCGTCAGAGCCGTCATAGTATTTGTCGAGAGGATAAGCCTGCCCCTTTCTCAGCGTACGCATCGTCGGGTTCTTGCCCTCGGTAGTGACAATGTCTATGAGTTCGCGGTCTTCGTATATGCCTATGGTAAAGGAACGATACGCGTTACCCGTAATATTCCTCATACCAGCCGCCTGCATATAGTCCTCAACGCTCGCGCATATCTCACGTGCCGCCCGATGCAGCAGGTCCTTCATAGTTTTGCTCGCTATAATCATAAGCTTAGAACTTACAGTAGCTCTGAATTGCTCACCCAAAGAATCTCTCTTAGCCATACAATCCTCCTCCTTTCTTCAAACGGCGCAAGCCTCCAGAATAGCCTATAGCCGCTATAGCCGCCTATCACAAGACTGCCCTTCTCACACCCTCCTCAGACTCCAGTACACCACGGTCCTGTTATTGTCACCCTCGCAGTCCTTCACCATGCCTTCCTCGCTATGGTTCCCGACCCTCACTCTTATCGTGTCGCCGTCAAGAGGAAAGCCACCCGCCTTCCAGTCGTCGAACCTCATTGGTATCGAAGCCTTTCTCTTGTTCTCGTCCACGTTCTTGTCACCGGTCGTCGTTGTGTCCGTAAAGCTCCTGCCTTTACCGTCGTAGAGAACCACCTCCTCGTCGTTCACGGGAGCGTCGTCGTCAGCGAACGGATTGTCCTCGTCGCCCTTTCCGGGCACAAGCCTCACTATCGTGACCCTGTGAGGATAGCGTGGGTTGTTGATCATTCCTGTCTCCATGATGCTGCGTTATCTGATTATGTGCGGAACGGGCATCCCGCATCCGTCACGGGACGCACGCTTCACGCCGTGAGAAGTCATACGGAAGGTCGATTTGCGCTTGAACACCGAACTCTTGTCCAGCTCCTCGTAGATGGCGTTAGCCTCCGCCTTCAAGGCAGCGATGTCCGCCGAGGACAGTTCATATCCTCCCTCCGTATGGCTCCAGTTATTGTCGGCTTCAGAGGTATTGTTCACCTTGCTCGCACCAAGGACATACCATTTCAGCATGTCGGCATAAGCCAGCCTAACCTTATCCTTTTCGCAGGAAAGATATTCCATACCGCCGTCCAGCTCCCTGTCCACCAAGATGGACAGCAGAGCAGCACGGGGTATGCCGAACCTCACCTTGTTGATAAGGTAGTCAGTCACCGAAAGAAAACCATTCTCCGAAGCCATAATCATTCTCTCAAGTTACGTTAAACCGTCTAACCCTTCTTGGTGATGTCGATAATCCAGCGGTACGGGAAGTCCAGCATCGCAGGGACCGCGGCAAACATAAGGTCGGTATGCCACTCCTCGTAGTCACCATTGGCGACTGTTGTGTTGCAGAGCAGACCGAGACCCTTGTTTGTCTGCGCGAACACCTTCTTAACGATGCTGTTTCCGTACTTCTCAAACATCGGCTTGTCAGCAATCTGCTTGCGCTCGTACTCGAAAGCGTCACCGGCAGGACGGAGAACGACAATATTGTCATTCCAGCCCTTAACCTTGGCAACCGAGCCGTCGAACTTGAGGTTGCGCTCCTCCTCGTCAACAATCTCAATGCGTGAGATTCCCTGAATGTCAGCGAATGCCTTGAGGAACATCTCGGTGTTCACGCCGTAGTCCTCGACGTAAGCAACATAATGAGCCTTGCACCAGTTGATGTACAGCTCCTTAATCTGCTTGTTGCCAAGGAAGGTGTTGTAGAAGGTGTCATAGGTCATCTGCCATACAAGGGCGAGACGGCTCTGGCCGAACTCCTCGCGCCACTCGCTTTCTATCTTGCGCATCTGTTCGAGGATGTTACAGTCAGCGTTAGCCCATTCGAGCTTGCCGCACTTTCTGAAATTCTCCTTCGGGATTGGCACCTTGTGAAGTGGAATCTGAATACCGCGAGCGATACCCGTGTAGTCAAGCTCACCGGTCGTAGCCAGCTTCGCAACCATGTAGTTCATGGTCATGTCAAGAGAGTCCATCAACGTCTGGGTCTCGTCGCGCCACTGCTTTACGAGGTCGCTGTCGTTGCCGAACTCCTCAAACTGCTTCTCGCGGTAGTTGCGCTCCTCTGCGGTTTCCTTGAAGCCGTCAGTAATGAAGTCGGGGATAGTGGCAGAATAAACTTCCAACGCACCCTTGTCCTTCTGGAACGAGCCTGCGAGCGGAGCACGGAGGTTGGCGAGTGTCGCAGCCTGCAAAGCGGATGCCTCAACTGAGAATGTAGCCACGCCCTTATGGTTGGTAGGCGTGAGGTCAGGCGCGATACGACCCTGCGTGAGATACCAGCCGTAGTTCACATGGAAGATGTCCTTCTTGTCGATAAACTTCTGCAAGTATCTTGTGTTCTCTGGGTCGCTGAAAAAACGCGCCTTTCGGGAATTGTTAAAATCAAACTTTGGCATATCTTTTCGTTTTTGTGTTGTGTGTTTTTCCGATTAGTTCTCTGCATACCACCACTCTGCGTAGCGGCTCTTGTTCATCGCCTCTACAGCCGGCGGAATCGGACTCATGCGCGACTTCCACATTACCACGTCAGTGCCGAGCAGACAGAAGTCGTTGAGGTAGCGCGGAGCATAGAACTTGTCACTGCCGGCAAGTGCGTGGAATGGCATGTCTACGTCGCACGGAGCAAAGCAGTTCGGGTTAGTAACCATAGGCAAAACGGTTGCGCCCGCCTTCTCTGCCTCCACCAGTACAGTGCCCACGGTCAAAGCGCCGAGAGTCTCACTGAGGGTCACCTTCCATACGTCGCCGGCTGTCGCGTCGGTGGTTGCCTCCACCGCAGTCACGAGCACACCCTTGCTCTTTGTCTTGAAGTCCTTCTGACCAACCATGAGATTGTCGCCGACAAACGGAATATGGTGATAGCCGTCGCGTGTGATGTAGATGGCCGTATCCGTAGCGGCATCGGTAGCCTTAGCCACCTCGTAGCTCTTGAGAATCTTGATTGTGCCACCGCTGTTGTCAGCGAAACCAAGGCTGTGCTCAATCAAGTCGCCAGCGTAAATCTTGGCTGGACCAGGGAACGGGTTTTTCAGGACACCGCCAATCGGAGGGCGACGGAACGCTTCCTTAACGGCACCAGGCAGGTCAACGAACACATGGCGCTGACCACCGATAGTCATTTCTGACTGCAAGATTACAGCGCCGGTAGCATTGACTGCACCCTGCGCCAGCATCTGTCCGTAGTAATCCTTGTTGTTATCCATAACTTTTTACCTTAAAAATTAAAATGTTTACTTTTCTTTCGGTTCGATGATGTCATCCCACTCGTCGTCAGGAATTGTCCTGCCGCCGCCAGAAGAAGAGCCGCTGCCCATGCGCGGTATCGCGGTGTTGCCTGTAGCACGCTTGAAGTCGGTAGTGTAGATACCCTCCGCCTTTGAAATCAGATCGGTTACATCGGCATCCTTGTCAGGAATTTCAAGCTTGGAGATTGCAGTGTCAAGAAAGAAATCGTTAAGTTCGAGCTTTGCCTTGTCAAACTTGTCCTTCAAGCCTTTTCTGACCGCTTCGATTGTAGCGGCTCTTGATGCCTTCTTGTCGCGCTCCTCGTTGGCCTTTTCGAGTGCTTCGAGTTTTGCAAGCAGCTTGTCGTACTTATCGTCGGGAGTGTCCTCCCCGTCCTTCTTTCCTTTGCGTTCCTCCTCTTCCTTCTTCTTGCGCTCGGCTTCCTCTCTGCTCTTCTTCAGCTCGTCAGCTATGTTCTTGTGCAGATTCTTGTCCATGCGCTTGAGTCGGTTTGCCAACTTGGTAACAATTCTGTCATTCTCGTCATCATCGTCACCCATCTCACCAAGAACGTCATTAAGCTCGTCGTCAATGCTCTTCTTGCTGAGTGTGGTAAACTTAGAAGTGTCCTCCTTCTTGTTCACCAATTCCAATAGTTCCTCTATCGTCATCCTGATTTGTGTTTATGTAAAGTGAGTCCTTCACCTTACTAATTGCATAAATATACATTTTATATCGCAAAAATACGCATAAATATACATCTATCCAAGAAAAATCCATTATTTTTGCATAAACATACATAAAATATTAGACAAAGCCCCATAAACGGCCCCATTATCAACAGGATAACATGACAAAACTCTCACCATACCGCCTACGCGACGGCTCTCCTGTCTACACCCAGGAGTACATACAGTCTCTCCGAGACGCAGACAAACGCCACCCCGACCGGCTCAAAATCATAGACCAACGGGGAGGACAGGAACGTATGCTCGCCATCGACGCAGACATCAAAATCGTCGGAGGCTCCCGCGGTGGTCCTCTTCTTGTCGATACAAAAGTTGTCACTCCCTTTGGCTATCGCCGTATTGGCGACCTGAAACAGGGCGACATTATTAGCGGCACCGATGGAGGCATGCAGCGTGTCGTATATCGCAAAGACCACGGCAAACTTCCAGCTTACAAACTAAAGTTTGTCGATGGGTCTGAGGTTATTGCGTCATACGACCACCTTTGGAATGTACGTAAGACTTGCTATAGAAGTAAGAAGAGAATCATTAACGGGTTATCTATCAATGATGATTATAGGGTATGGACCACCCAGATGGTTGTTGACCACCTCACAAAGCTGAAGACTGGCGAGATTAAAAATAGCAAGTTACTCATACCTTTGTGTGAGCCTGTAAAGTTTACTCGCTCTTGGGGAAATCGTCATTACAAGCCAACGATCTCACCTTATGTTATGGGCGCCATACTTGGAGATGGATGTATAACCGCAAATATAAAGAATGGAAGTTATGATGCTATGCTCTGTAGTGCAGACGAAGATATCGTGAGAGAGTTTGAGAGTGCTGGCATCGATATGACTAACTATGCACAAAAACAAGGCAGTATAGCTTGTGATTACAGAATCAAGGATGAGAGATTACGTAATGATCTTGAGGGTTTAAAGCTCTACGGCTGCGACGCTTTCAATAAGTCTGTTCCCGATTTCTATAAGTTTGGCTCTATAGAGACAAGGTGGGCTATCCTTCAAGGACTTATGGATACCGATGGTACTGTGGATAAGCGTGGGCATTGTACGTTTGCGACAGTCAGTGAGCAGCTTGCCAAAGACGTTAAGTTTTTGGTAAACAGCCTTGGAGGTCTTGCCACTATTAATAAGCACGAGAACCACTATACCAAGAATGGAGAGCGTATAGAGGCAAGCGATTATTATGATATTTACATCAGAATTAATCAGTCAGAACGTTTATTCCGTCTTCCACGTAAGAAGGCGCTTTGTACCGAGTACAATGGCGGCGTAAGCGAACTGGGAAGAAGGATTGTTGATTTTGAATATGTAGGAGAGAAGGAGTGCTGCTGTATTGCAGTGAACAACACAAACTCTCTGTTTATGGTGGAAGACTTCATCGTCACTCACAACTCCAAATCCTTCTCCTCTCTCATGGAGGCACTGAAGGACATCAAGAACCCAGACTTCCATGCCATGATACTACGAAAGGAGAAAGACGACCTTCAGTCCCTAATCTCCGATTCCTACAAGCTCTTCTCCCAGTTCGGCACATACAACAAGTCCCAAAACGACATGACATGGAACTTCAACAACGGAGGATGGCTCAAGTTCTCATACTACGCCGGTGCATATCAGGACTTCAAGACACGATTCCAAGGACGTCAGTACGCCTACGTCTGCATCGACGAGGGTACGCAGTGCCCATACAAGAAGTTCAAGTACCTCCTTACAAACAACCGTAACGCCTCGCGCATACGAAACCGCTTCTGGATAACCTGTAACCCCGACCCCGAGTCATGGGTACGCAAGTTCATCGACTGGTGGGTGGACGAAGACGGCTACATCATACCGGAGCGTGACGGAGTCATACGCTACTGCTTCATGGACGGAGACACACCCGACTCTATCTACTGGGGAGACACGCGCGAGGAGGTCTACGAGCAGTGCCGTGACATCATCGACAAGCTCTGGAAACCCAGCTACGAAGAACTTGGCTATTCCAAGCTCGAGATGTTCATCAAGTCAGCCACCTTCATACGTGCCGACGTGTCCGAAAACATCAAGCTCATTTCCACCGACGTGTCTTATCTCGCCAACCTTGCGCAGCAGGACGAGGAACAGCGCATGCGCGACCTCGAAGCCAACTGGAACTGGAAGGCAGCAGGAGATGACATGATAAAGATGGACGACCTCGAAGCCATCTTCGACAACGCCGAACAGACCGACGACGGCATCAGACGGGCTTCTGCCGACATCGCTTTCACGGGAGGTGACAATTTCGTGATGTGGCTATGGGAAGGATGGCACTGCAAGGACCTTATCGTACTGCGACTCGATTCCAAGACACTCGTCTCCACCGTCGAGGCGAAGCTGCGCGAATGGGGAGTGGAGGAGTCCAATTTCACGTACGATATGCAGGGCATCGGACAGTACTTCAAGGGATTCTTCAAGGATGCCGTACCCTTCAACAATCAAGCTGCACCATTGGCACAGTCACGAAAGGAGGAAGACGGCATAAAGTACCTCTATAAGGACCTCAAGTCGCAGTGCGCGTGGCTCTTCTACAAGATGGTAAAGGAACGGCGCATATCCATAGACGCCTCGCTGCTTGAGCGCAAGTATTCGGGAGACGGATTCGAAAAGTGGACGCTGCGCCAGATCCTACAGAAGGAGCGAAAGATGCTCAGACGCGACGAAAACAGCAGCGACCGGGGATTCAAGCTACTGCCGAAGAAGCTTGCAAAGAGATACGTAGGACACTCGCCCGACTTCTTCGAGTCTTGGTTCTACAGGATGATTTTCAGCTTAACAAAGAAAAAACACAATAAGGTAAAAGGATTATGGAGATTTTAAAGGTAAGAGAGATTCTTGTCAAGAAGCCGTTCTTCGAGATTACGCCGGAGGGATACAAGAAGCACGGAGCGTGGACAACCAACATCAGAGAAGACGCAACGCCTAATATGCCGGAAGACTCTGTCTATCGCAACATAAAGACGCAGGCTGACTTCCTGCGCGAGTTCTATCCTACAGGACACCGCATCTTCGACACCAAGGAATATCCCGATATATGGAAGCAGGACCCCGACACTGGCAAGTGGTATCAGCAGCCCATCACAAGAACGGCGTTCGCCTTCCAGCAGCTCATCCATACGAAACACGTGCTCCATCTTACGGGCAACGACGTGCAGTTCGAGCTTGCTGACAGCGGAGATGACAGCAGGGAGGAGGCTGACAAGGCTCAGAAATATCTCAATGTATTCAAGAAGGGATGGCTCATGCACGATATGGAAATCCGTTTCTTCGAGGCCATCAGCGCATACATGAAGGTGGCTGACTGTGCCATCGTGGGCTATTTCGACGAGAACGGAAAGTTCGGAACACGAACGCTATCATACGACCGCGGCGACAGACTCTATCCGCAGTTCGATTCACTCACCGGAGACATCCTGTGCTTCGCAAGACGTTTCAGCGACTTTGACGACGAGGGCAACGAGATTACGGAATGGGTAGAGGTGTGGGACAAGACCAAGTTCTATCGCTTCAAGCGAAGCGTAGCGCAAGGAAAGACACAGAAGGTCATCACGTATGTAGCCAAGTTCTTCGGCATCGACGGATACAACCTCGTAGAGGAGAAACCGCACGGATTCCCGTTCGTGCCAGTGGCTTACGCACGTAACGAGGACGGACCCTGTTGGTTCATGGTGCAACACAACATCGAGGACTACGAGGAAGCCTTCTCTTATCTCTGCGAGAACAACAAGGCATACGCATTCCCCATCTTCTACGTCAAGGGAGACGGGGAGGACGTCAACATCATAGGAGACGAGATGACCGGAGCCGTAAAGTCCATTGCGATGAACGACACGGACAGCGAGGCGGGATTCCTCAACGGAACGGACGCGTCCAACGCATTCGCCACGCAGCTCAACAAGTCATACGACCTCATCTACGAGCTGTCATTCACCGTCAAGCCGCCAGAACTCAAGTCTGGCGACCTCCCAGGCGTAGCCATAAAGCTTCTCTATTCACCAGCTCTTGAGATTGCCATGAACGACGCACAGAAGCTACAGCCGTTCCTCGACAAGCTCGTCACCATCTGCAAGTTCGGCATAGGCACGGAGGAAAATTACGTAGCCACAATGACAGGTCTTCCCATCAACGCATGGATATCACCATACACCCACGCCAACAAGACGGAGCTGATCACAAACCTCGCCACAGCCGTACAAAACCACTTCCTCTCCAAGCAGACCGCCTCTGAACGCTGCCCCGACTTCCCGAAGAACGGAGAGTTCGAGCGCATTATGAGAGAGCAGAAGGAGGAAGACCAGCAAGACCTCCTCATGGACTTGGAACGTGCGGATAATGAGATGCAGAACTCTATCGAGGAACAGAAGGCTACGGCGAAGATTCAGAGTGGAAGCGGTGGAAACGTTCGCACAGGTAATGGTAGAAAAGCTGGAAGACCAAGGACGGTAGATACCGATCATTGGGGCAACAGAAAAGATGGCTCTGAAAGAAATTGGGATGATTGGAACAGTAAGCATTAAAAAAATACCGCATAAAAATATGTATAAATGCATAAATATGCGATATTTTTTGTATATTTGCAGAGAGGATAGGCTGGAGTAGCTACCAGTTGATAAGGGTGAAATCTCGACACCTTTCCTCCTCTATATTTTTCGAGATTTATTTTTTTATATTCGAGATATGAATCAAGAAGAGGAAATATGGAAATCAATTATCGGATACGAAGGATTGTACGAGGTCAGCAATATTGGCCGCGTTAGATCTATTGATAGGATCGTGTTCCAACAAGGCAGAAATCAGAAATATAGAGGCAAAATAATGTCTCAATATCTTAATAATAGTGGGTACTTCTGTGTTCGATTGAGTAAGAATAACAAAAAAGGATCATTTACTATCCACAGGCTCGTTGCGACAGCATTCATTCCTAACCCAAATAATTATCCATGCGTAAACCACAAAGACGAGACCCCCAAAAACAATAACGTCGAAAATCTCGAATGGTGTACAAATGAATATAATGTAAACTATGGGACCGCAACTTTTAGGAGAGCGGTAAAAATGGGGAAACGCGTCGCACAATATGATAAAAATGGAAAGTTGGTGGCTACTTTTTATTCTGTAAATGAAGCAGAAAGGGGTACAAACATAAAAATTGGCGATGCTGTTAAAAATAGTAATCACACCGCCGGTGGGTTCTTTTGGAGATTTTACGAATCTCAAGTTCCTGATGCAATAACTGTATCATTCGCGAAGAACCACGCAAAAAGTGTTTTACAGTATAGCAAAAGCTTAGAATTAGTATCAAGCTATAAATCTGGTCGTGAAGCTTCGTTAAAAACAGGATTAAAGCATGAGAATATCCTTTCTTGTTGTAGGGGAAAACAGAAAACATGCGGAGGTTTCGTTTGGGCGTTTGAGGGGTGTCCTCCAGTAAAGCCAACAGCGCACAAAAACCAAAAAGCTATCGTTATGCTATCATTAGACGACGAAATCATAATGGTGTTCGATTCTGTAGCGTCCGCATCTTTGTATCTTGGAGGCAACAAGAACCCAGGTATAAAGCAATGTCTATATGGAAAGAACAAAACCGCTTATGGTTATAAATGGAGATACGCAAATGGATAACGAGTTAAAACGTTATGTCGATTACGGCAGGAAACGCTTGCAGGCAATCCGAAACCGTGAGTATCATGTTGCGAGCATTCTCTGACCGGCTGCGAATAAAATAATCTCCAGGTAAAAGAAGTACAGAACGGGGAAGGAGCTTAGAAATGAGGCTTCTTCGCTCGGGACGACCAAGGTAATTATCCTGGTCGTAACAATTGAGATAAAAACCTAAGAAAGTAATTTATGAAAGCACATGAATACGCACTAAACAGAACAAAAGCGCAGATAGCCTGCGAGTCGCGTGTGCAAAAGCGGCTGTTTAGGGTCGCTCGTGAGATAGTGTCGCTCGCCTCCAAATACAGGAGAGGAGCGACACTGACAAATGAGAAAGAGTTTCTTGTAGCCTCACAGCGCATTGCGTTAGGCATTGCCGACGGAATAGAAAGCGACATCGCCGTATGTGCCAAGACAGCGTGCTCAATACTAAATGTCGGTACGGAGAGTACAGAGGCTTTTCTTGTGTCGAAGGTATTCGGAAAGACATCAATGGAGCGCACTTCCAACTACCTCAAAAACTTCGCAGAGGATATGGTGCGTATGTGTAAGGCCGGCGTGCTAATGAAGTACACAGACTCGCAGTTGTTGTCAGCAATCCGCACTGGATACAAAGACCCGTACACAACTTCAATAATCACAAAAGCAAGGAAGGAAGACATCAACATCGCCACGCCGTCCTACGGCAAAGGCATCTTCCATTCGGCTTACCAGAATATCGCACGCAACGCCCGCCAGATGATAGCCGTAGCATGGGGGATAGCCGAACAGCAGTACGGAAAGGAGTCAGGAGCCATAGGCTTCACAGTCCATAGAGGCAGCTCATATCCCTGCGCAGTTTGTGATGACGAAACCGCCTACGTCCATCACTTCGGCGACCCTTATCCCCCGTTCCATTTGAATTGTCGATGTGTTGTAAAATTTATTTATAATGAAGAAAAAGATGAATAATGTTGCATATCTCGTTGGTTTTTAGTAACTTTACAGGTGGGGATAGAGAGGATTAGCTACCTCTTGACAAGGCTGTCTCGGTGGGCCTTCCCCTTTATTTAATCATCGGGATTGTTTAAACGCATCGAGTATGAAAGACCAAGAAATATGGAAAGATATACAAGGATATGAGGGCCTTTACAAAATTAGCACTCACGGGAGAGTGTATGCTTATTCAAAGCCAAAGTTTAACGGATTCGTCTATTACAACCATGAAGGCAGGTTCTTGAAATTATCTGACAATGGTGTCGGATATAAGTATGTGCGCCTTCTCGACAAAGAAGGGAAATACAAGAAATACTATATACATAGGCTTGTGGCATCCGCTTTCATTCCTAATCCAGACGAATACCCACAGGTAAACCATAAGGACGAAAACCCGGGAAACAACAATTTGGAAAATTTGGAATGGTGTACGCAAAAATACAATAACCGCTATGGTAACAGAATGAACAAACAGCTTACAACAATGGTTGCGCATAAATTTAATACTCCAATCGACGTTTATGACAGACATGGCAATTTTGTATGCTCATTTAATTTTACGAAATCAGCAGCCAAGTTTGCCGGCATTTCAAGAGAAAAAGTTATAATGGAATGTGATGGCATTGCAGATGCTGAATGTTTTGTCCGTTTTGCCTATAAAGGAGAAAGACCAGCGGACAAATTTGCGAAAAAACAAAGAAAGCGTATGTGTGTATTGAAAATAGCCCCAGACAATAGTTGTGTATCATGGTATAATACGGTATATGAGGCGGAGAAAGATAATAATCTGCCACGATATAGCATATACAAAAAGACTAAGCAATATAAAAATACAGCAATCATAAATAATTTTAAATATACAGTATTGACTTATTAAAAACTAATTATATATGGAAGGTTATTCATTGTCTGTGAATTTCATAAGACAAACAAAACAGTACCAGATGGCTTGTCCAGAGTACAAAATATATGCAGACCTACGGGCTGCGGGCAATTCCATGTATGATGCTTGGATTGTCGCCTTTCAGGGCAAGGGACTCTCATGGCCAAAAGCCGAACTTACAAAGGAAATGAACAAGCTCGAAGCCCTCGACTCAGTACAGACACGCATCGCTGAATTGCAAGGCAGGAATGCCCCTAAGACCGAGGAAATAACAGCCGAGGAGCTTACCAAGGAAACCTCCAAGGAGTCCATCCTGCGAAAGCTCGTAGCAGCAGAGAAGAAAGCCAAGAAAGGCTCACCCGACTGGCTCAAGATAGTCTCCCTTATCGCAGACTACAACAAGATCAAGCAGGACGAGATAGACACCGAGTCCAACACCGTCCATTTCCACCTCCCGGTCCAATACCCCAACCGCTGCGAGGAATGCCTCATCTTCCAAAACGGAATGGCAACAGCGCAAAAGAAAAAGAAATAGTTAACCGGTGTTAATGCAAGCAGCCACTCAAGGTAATAATAAAATAATATCGTATTTTTGCAATGGATGTTTCGTATAAGTGATTATTTACATGTTATTTTGACAAAAAAGCGACTACCAGTGATGGTAGCCGCTTTTCTTTTGCCCTTAGTCCTTCTCTGCAAAGAACCCGATTCCTCCCGAGTCGCCCACGTCCTCAGGAAACTTCTTTCCCGCCACAAGCTCAAGCGTCTTGTTAAACATATCAGCAATAAGCTCGTCATTAAACGTGGGAAGCACCCCAACAGGCGGCAGATTCTTAGTCTCTGCCACCTCCATTATCACACGCAGCCCAAGTTCAAGAGCTGCCTTGTCCTCCACAATCTTAACAAACTTCTCAATCATATTATATCCTTAATAAAAGTTAACAATAAATATCACAAGCCCCACTCACCAAGGTTCACCTTCTTTCCCACTAAGCTACCCTCTTTCTGCTTCTTCCTCTGCCAGTCATCCCAAAGCTTGTCCATCTCTTCCGCCGTATGCTTCTTGCTGCCGTCGGCGTTCTTGGCTTCACCCTTCGGGTATACCACAAGAGGCTGGTCAGCCACCATCAGCCCAATCTGAGCCGCCGTATAGCCCCACCAGTAGTCGTAAGCCCTTATACCGAACTTACGCTCAAAGAGGAAGCCGAACTTCTCGGCTAACGAGTAGGCTGCGCCCCAGCTTGTTCGGCTTGGATAGCTTTTACTTCCTCCTTTGTCATCGCCATCATCACGTCCGTCATCCCGGTCGCTAATATGGTAAGCAGAGAGCACGCTGTCGATGGAATTTTTTTTTTCGCCACATCCACCACACGAAGTATCTCCACCGCATTCACATCCTTCACATAATACAGCCAGCGCCAAAGCAGCGCATAGCGCAGACGTATCTTCCAGATGTTGTTAAGCAGCACCAAGGCACAAAGCTTGCAGTTGCGCTTCGCCTCGTTCTTCTCCTTCATCACCACATGCGTAAACCGTCGCACCGTGCCATTGCTAAGCCACCCTATCTTCCTCTTCTTGCCGAGAAACACCACATCTGTGCTCTCAGCAGCCATCACTTCATCCAGAATCTTCTGAATATCCAAAGAAGGCTGCTCTATCTTCTCCTTCTCTTCCATTTCTTCTTAATGTTTATCTTATCATTTCACATCCTCCTTGATAAACCCTACTTCCTCACCATAGTCCTTACCTGTCATCTCGGATATGATGAAGTGCTGTCTAAGGTCAGCCTCTGTCACGCCATACACCTCATAAGCAATACACTTCGGGGTCTTCTTCTTCACAAAGTGGCAGTCGTCCCACAACACCCTGCTGAACTTGTTGCTCGAAGGGATATCATTGTCGTCGAGGTTATTGTCGTTACAGAACTGCACGAAGCTCTCATAGAGCAACGACACAGGAATCCTCAGACCAATCTCGTTCGACACACGGCGCTGGTGTTTGATGTCGTAAGCCATCAGCCAGGAAAGCACCGGCTGACTCTTCAGATAAGCCATGATACGATGCTTCTTCGAACCCTCTGCCTCAGGAAATCTGAAGTGACGCTCTCTGAGCTTCCTCTCGCCCTCAAGCAGCCAGTTGAATACACCCGAAAGCTCCTTGTTGATAATCTTCGAAGCTAATTCAGGGTCCTGCTTCTCCTTAGGCACGGTCACCTCAAAGTTCACATACTGCAAGCGGCGTATCATGCCCAACGACGTGTCGTTGCTCTCTGGCTCGCTGTTAAGACTGAAGATAAGGTAAGGCACAGAACGCGACTCAAACACGTCCTCACCAAGCTTTCTGTAAGTAATAGGCTCACCGCTCACAAGACGCTTGAACATACCCGTGTTCTTCTTGCCGAACTTGCGAACGTCAGAATCGCTCGACCAGTTGAATATGGCGTTACGGATAGGATAGCGACCGCGCATACCCTCGTCACCGTCGGCGGTCAGGTCGGCATAGTCCATCTTCGATATGCGGTCAGGACCGAACAGCGCACACATCACCTCGAAGATGACGCTCTTGCCGTTAGCACCCGAACCGATCATCATCAGACACAGCTCTATCTTGTTCACCACCTTGCCGTCATACACGTTAAAGGCGTCACCGCGCTGGACAAGACCAAGACCGAGGAACATCTGGAGGATGTCACGCGAGTCCTTGTCAGGAAGCACGTCCATAAGGAAGCGGTTCCACAACGGGCACTTCGCCTTAGGGTCAAAGTCGTATGGATGATAGTACGTCACGTGATAATGCGGAGAGAACGGCATCGCCTCGGGCTTCGTCTTGCGAGATAAGGTAAAGTCCACAACGCCGTTTCTGAACGCCACGATGTCAAACTGAGGAACAAGAGTGTTATAGTTCTTTATCGTCGCGATGAATATCTCCTTGCGAAGGCTCGTACGGTTCATCACCGGCGCCACACAGAGCTTCTCCAACAGAAGCTGATACGCCTGTTCGATGACGCTCACGTCCACCACCTCGTATATCCTGCCGTCGAACATATAGAACGCAAAGGCAAAATACTTCACAGGACAGTTCTTTGCCAGCTCGCGTATGTTACGGCAGAAACGAGCCAACATGTCGTTATACTTAGCGCTGTTCGTATTGCCCCAGTCGCCACGAAGAGCCTGAAACTCATACTTGTCGTCCATGCTCATCGTGAGAAGCTGCGAGAACAGCATGTCGATATACTCGCCGCTACTCTTTGCCATCTACGTCCTCCTTTCCGCTTCCGCACTCCTCCTCCGTCGCATCTACGGCCTTCTCGCCGCTACGCTTCAGATACTCCGTCAGAGCCTTGCACTTGTCTGCCTGATACTGCTCGTCACCCACCACAGAGGTGTCCATATACATGCTCGTAAACACTAACTTCGAGTTCTCGCCGTCAACGCCGATCACTCTCCAGTCTCCACGCCCGTCCTTCTTTACGTCAAGCGCCTCGATGGCGTCATAGGCAGTAGTGCCAAGCATAAACTCCACAGCCCAGTCGCCACCGATAGTCTCCACGCGGATATAGGGAAGCCCCGAACGGCTCAACTTCTTACACAGCTCCTTATTCGTCCCGTTCATTTCACGGAGCCGAGCCATCTCCTTCTTACTCAAAGTCTTAACCTTCTTCATAATCAGGAAATTACCCGAATAAACCTTCTTACCAAAATCAATCATAACAACAATCTTTTATAACATTTAACAATAATTAATAACCACCAAATAACCAATAAGCAGCCTCCAAAGAGGCCCAGCCTCTCCCTCACAGCCCTAACCTCCTGCCATACTCCGCTATCAGCAGCGCATCGCACGTGTCAAGCGTCACCTTTCTGCCGAGCTTCGGAAACAGCTGCTGAGCCTTAGCCTTCAGCAGATTCTTCCATTCTCTCTTCGTGAACTTACCCGAACTGCCCATCTGGAACGTCTTCTCCCACTTGTTAGGAGTAATGTCCTCAGTAGGAATCTCCAACGCCAAAAGCGCCATCTGAAGATGGCCGAAACCCTTACCGAAGTTAAACATCGCATGGGCGCCGTTACCCGGTATACCGCCGACCCTCTCTAACACGCAGACGCTATCGTCCTTATAACGACGAAGAAAGTCCAGCAAGTCACGAGCCGTCCCCGGCATCTTCGCCACCTCTACAACCGACCCGTCTGCCGAAAGCACAGCAATGCCCCCATGCACCCCAGGGTCAATCCCTATATATCTCTTCTCCATAATACAGCTCCTTCCGTAATATTTATTTTTATAGTTATCTATCTTATTCCTTTTTTGTAAGCTTTTGTAAGCGATTCCCAGCTTTTGTAAGCGATTTTCAGCGGTCGTTAGCCTCTAGAACCGCTAGAGCTGCTAGCCCCGCCTATCCCCCCAAGAGCCTCAGCTTCCTCCCAGAACTCGCAAGCCTCATCATCACCTCTCGCAAACTCCTCCTTCTCGCCTCTCCAACAGGCAGGAGGACTGTCAGCGTCCTCCTCCCGAAACATAACACAGTCCCTGCACTTCATCAGCTTCCCTTCTCCTCTCCGCATTCCTCTTTCGCCTTCTGCGCAGCCCCTACTAACAGGTCAAAGAAAGCGAACAGCACCCTCTCCTGGTCAAGCCCCGCCAACCGTGACACATACGCCACAGTAACACCAGCGAAGTCCGCGATAGCCGACAATATCTCGTCGCCAGGCATCTCCCCGTCCGTCTCGTTAAACACCTCCACGAACTTGTCATAAAGAGCCATACGCTCCTTGCTGTAATCCTTCTTTCTTGCCATATCTTTGTTCTTTTTTAATTATGTCTATAATATCCCGCTCCTTAATTTTGAGAAACTGATATAAATCTATTCTCTGGACACCTTTTACCCAGTGAAATTTGCTCAAATCAGCACAATAACAGTCTATTGATAGATATATTACTGGCTCGGCGTAGTTATCGTCTGGAGCTTTGAACGATACCAAAAACCGCTTGTTTTCAAAGTTGATTTCTTCAACCATCCCGCAAACCATATTATCGTATTGGAAGACTCCGTTCTTAAAGTTTTCCCTTTCCTGACCTTCGAGGTTTTCGATGAAATATGACGCGGGCGCGATAAACAGAGTCCCTTTATGACATTTCATAAGCTATTTCTATTTACATGAACATTATAATCTCCCTCACTAATTTTGTACAATCCCGCACTCTCGGAGTAATAGCCGTTACTTGTTCCAAACCATCGAATAGTGACATCCCCATGGAACGTTGCTAAATGATAAAATGTCCAAGTATAAGTATCTTCAATACATTCTTCATCTACAGGATAGTCGTTATTTAACTCTTCCGCTGTTAGTATTTCCTCATTCAGTAAATCAGCGAAATCGCCGCAAATATCATCTATAGATACATTCTCGCAACACTCTTGGTCGTGCGTCATAATGTAAAATTCTCCATCAGCGGTTTTGAAAAACAAAGCATCGTTTGAGTTATAAAGGCCTCTATCGACATTAACGAGTGTTTTCCCTTTTAGTACATCAATATCACAAATGTTATCAAATCCTAAATACATAAGCTATTCCTCCTTATCTTTTAGCTCAACGAAATCCCCAATACCCAAACGAGCCTTGTTGATGCAAGACGCAACCCAGCCAATCAGGTAGGCAGAAGGCTCGTCACCGTGCTTCATGCCAATGGCATCCTCGATGGCATCGCAGACGTGGGAAGCCTCATGGCAGCAGTAGTTCATCGACATATCCTTCCGGCAATGAAACGAAACAAGAACGCCTCTTCTGTTGTCGCTCTTCCTGAAAACTTCGTCATACGTAATGCCGCAGTAATCCCTATCAGGAGCCTTGCACCCGTCAAAGCAGGAATCTATCAGTTCTTCCAAGTCCTCACCGACGTGTACCCAAAGTCTCAAAGGGTAGATTTCGTTTCCGTATTCGTAATATCCTTTCTTCTTCATATTCTCAACTATTTATTATGTAATCTACCTATATGATACATAGAGCAAACCTTACACAGGTAGCAAGTATACCCCATCGCTTTCAGCTTCGGATTCTGATTCAGAAACTCCCAAGCATCATCCTCCGTATCATACCCTACCTTCTGCTTCCAAGAACTGCCCTTGCGAGTCCAATGGCAAGGGTCAGGACGGAATGTGGAAAATGGAGCTTTGTTGTGATATCTGTCTTTGTTCATATCCATTAAATACCCACTCAGTCGGTATCGAATTTTAGTTTCATCTGCTGGAACTTTTCTTCATACCATTGCTTGTATGACTTGCCCGAAATCCACCAGTCATAGATATTCTCCGCTATTTCGTTTTCTTGCTCCTCTGTCAAGCGGTCAGAAGAGGAGCTGGATGAAAACCCGCCCTGCGAGATTCCATACACCTCGGTTTTGTCTCCCAGTTGTCTTTTGTTCGCATCCATTGTTTGCAGATGCGGAATGTCGGCATTGCTGCTCCTCGTATTCTCTCTTTAAGCCCCCCCCCGTTTCGGATAGTCTTAATCGCCCTAATCCAGTTTCGTTTTACATGTGGATAGCGTTCGTTTTCTATCATCTTTTGCTTGTGCGAACTCATGGGGCAGCCGATGCAGCCTATGCGATGCCATCCATCGTCGTAGAGCGAGCAATGAGGAACTTTCACTACATCGTTAAGAAACTCCCACACGTCCTTTTCCGTCCAATAGATGATGGGCGATATAAGCAGACTCTCTTTGCCGTGTATGCAGCCTAACGTCTGTTCCTCGTCGGCATTGGTGATGTTCACTCCGTCCGCCTTCGACTTTCGCTTCATACGTTTAGCCTTCAGCTCCTGTCGGTATTCGTCCAATCCGTCAAGGTCGCCACTAAACTTATGGTTATTTATTTCCACCTCGTTGCGCTTGGCTCTTCGAGAACTCTCTGCTTTGCGTATGCCGATTAGCGTCACCTTGCCGGCACCTGCCGTTTCCTTATATTCCTTGCAACACCAACGCACACGCATAGTGGGCAGAATCTGCTTTTCTACGGCAACCTGGAAGATGGATTTGCCCGGCTTTATCAGTTCCACCTCGGGATAGTTCTTCTTTACGAAACGTATCACTTCGGGGGGATCAACACTCGTAAGATTCATGTGACCGCGGTATTTCACTCCAGCCAACTGAGCCATGTGGAAAAGAGCTTGAGAATCCTTTCCACCACTAAACGCCAAGTAATATCCGTTCTCGGCATCATAGTTCAGAGCTATCTTCTCTGTTTTTTGCAGCAGCTCCACCGAGTGAAGCATCTTCTTTCGCAGCCCTTCCGAAGCTCGCTCCAATGCTTCAGCAAGCGTAATTTTTAACTCCATATTTCACATTTCCATTCTTGATTAGCCCCATCCGGATTGAGCTAATTCCTATAGTTGTTACCTACAATCCACACGCTCAGTCCCACATTCAGCAGGAGCATGAGGAAGACGATGGTCCAGTACTGCCCGTCGCTCAACTCCACCGACACATACTTGAAGTCAGAGAAGTCCTTGCGCTTCCATTCCTTCTGCACGATAGGCTCTATATAGGAGACAAAGGCGCAGAGGTCAAGACGATTGCTCATAAACCAGTCACGGCTCTTCACGGCAAGCACCGGCGAGTCACACCAGGAGAAAGCGTCGCTCCACATCACGCGGTTGTTCCTGTCAAGCCCCACGCACACCACAAGCTCGTTCTTGTTGCCACCCTGCCAGTACGAGCGTTGCTTCTCCACAATGGATATCGGCTTGTCACGGAAGAACAGCAGATACAGACGAAACTGTTTCTGAGGTCCGTATCGCGCGTTCAAAACACGGACAGCACGCTCCTGACGGGCGGAAAACTTGGCGCCGAGTATAGGGCATTGGTCGCGCAGCCATATCTCAGGATAGTCATACAGCCCGATACGGCGAGCATCCTCCTTGCTGATATCCTCAAACTTGAACACCGAGCGCGATGCCTTCACCCTGTTCTCGTATTCGTGCTCACGGGTCACAGGATAGAGCGTAACGTCACGACCGTCCCACGGATAATCGTAAGCGTCGCCGTCCCTGGTGTCATAGTCACGGTGCATGTCCACGAAGACAGGAGAAGCCGCCAAACGCTCTTTCATAGCAGAGAAGACGTCACTTGAGCAGTCACGCTCACGTCCGGAATGGTCGGAATAAGCCCATTTCTCAGAATGCTCCTCTGTCACGTAGTAGATCTCGGTATGAGTGTTTCCCTTTGAGTCTGTATAGGTACGGGTGTGTGCGACACGCTCGTTCCACGGCTCATAATAGCGTATCTTCGTGACATAACTGCCCAGATATTCCGTGTCACTCGACTCAGCACGTTCAAAGACCCACAGCAGACCTGCGCCCACAATGAGCGACGGAACAATCAGCACGGCATGCTCCCACCACTTCGTCTGCTTGCGGAAGAACAGCAGAAGCACCGCCGACGTGAAGAACGGAATAAGGAAAACCAGAAGCTCCATACGCTACTCCTTTTTATTCTTGCCGAACAAATCCACGTCGTTGTCCTCGCCCTCAACCATCACCTCCTTCGAGCGCGACGACGAAATCACCTTATAATCTATCGGCATCGTGTTAGACACGAACCAACGCGCAGGATAAGTACGGGTGAGCGTTTCATGTTCACGGATGATGTCAAGCATACGCTCCTGGGCGGTCTGAAACTCCATGCGCTGTATCTCTATCGACTGCATGAGGTCACGATAGAGAGACACGTCGAAGTTAGGGTTGCTCTCCTTTATCCATTTCATCATCGTACCCTTGTCGTTCTGGTAACGACCGGCAATGAGCTGCGGATAAATCTTCTCGAAAGTCCCCTTGTACTCGTCAGTCACCTGAGCCTTCTGCTGGATGATCTTCCACATCTTGTCATGCACGCCCTCAATCTTGCCACGCTGAGCCTCAGCCTGCTGACGAAGCGAAATCTCGCGGTTGTTGTAACTGAAATAACCCGCCACCAACGTACCGATGATGATGGCAAACACCAGCAAAGCCGATGCAAGGATAATGTTCTTAGTATTCATATTCTCTATAATTGATTAATGATTAAAATAAACTACCTTCAGCCTCCACATATCCGAGACGCTTCAGCATCTTGCGGATATAGTCCAAGCCACGCTGATACACGAGAGTCTTGATGTTGATCCTCGTCTCGCCGCTCGGAACCGTATACTTCTGCTCGATGGTCCTGAAATAACCGCAGTCTATGAATCTCTGGTAAGGCACGTTGCCACCGTTAAGAATGCCCTGCTCACGCAAGATGCAGAACAGCTTGTTCCTGCCGACATTCTTGAAGTGCAGAGTGTTCGCGATAAGCTTCATCTCAATCGCAGTCTTGCTCTCAGCAACAGCATCAAAGAACTCCACCTTAGGCTGCTGCACCTCAAGCTGCTTCTGCTGAGCCTCTATCATCTCCTGCTGCTTGGCAGCAAGCATAAGAGCCTGAGCGAACGACTGAGGAACTCCGCTACTCTGGCGTATCTGCTGTTCCATGGCGTTAAAGGCATTCATGTACTCCAGCTTGAAAGCCAAAGCCTTCGCTCCCGTAAAGCCCATAGCCAAGAGAGTAAAGCCGTCCCTGTTCATCACGTAGATAGGCAGCTTCTTCACACCGCCACCAACAGGCATCGGCTGTTCCACCTCAGTAAGGGCAAACATCTTCGCAAGTTGCTGATTCTCAACGAAAAGGGATTTTTCCCCTGTCGTAAATAAACTTTTTATGGCTTTAAGAACGTCGCTATGCTCCTTGCCAAACTTCTCCGCAACAATCGCACTCGTTGTCAGCGCCTGATTGTCGCTACTCCTAAATACAATCTCTTGCATATTATTAGATTTTAAGTTGCAATTATTTCTTTGTTTTGTCAAGTTCCATGATTGTAAGTACCGCGTAGTTGGCGAGGTCAAGCAATGAGTCTCTCATACTCTCGCCCTTTACCTTCGCCTCGTCAGACATCAGTGACTTCACGCGCTTCAACTTCTCTGCCATGTGTCCGTAGGCGTATGTCATGCCGCACTCCGCAAACAATTCCGAGAAACTATTGCCGTAATCGGAACTTTTAGCCTTGAAGGTGTCGTACATGCCGTTGGTAATGTCGCGGAAGGCATCTGCATCTCCAGTTGGCTGCTTAGTAAACGCGGAAGGCTTTGCAAGAACGCCAACTGGGTCAGAGGTAAATCCGTAATACTCCATACGGAATCTTTTACAGCCGCTACGACTGCCGGCAAAAAAGGTGTTGTACGCCCAGTTGTTCTTCGGGTTCTCCGTACTGAAAATAGGGTAGAGATCAGCGTCGATGGCACGTCTTCCGTGTTGCATCACGTCGTACAGGGATATGTAGAGCGGTTTCTTCCCGAGCGCATCGCTGCGCACCTTGATGTACTCGCCGAACCATGCGCAATGCGGGTCTTTCTTATCGGCGAAGCTTATCAGTTTCGGACCGCCGCACACCTCGAAAAGCGGCACTTTGGGTGTCACATAGTTTTTTTTGTCTCCGTGCGGAGTTTTCAGCGTTGTCAAATACTGGATAGACTCACACATATCCGTAGCACCTCGAAAGCTCGCTACTTGATACTTCCTCCTGATTATATCGTTGGGCATCCTAAACTTCAAGCCCTTCTTAATGTCCTCTCTGTTAATCATTGTTACTCCTTTCTTTGAACGGTACCCATATCTCCTCCCATCTCTTCACAACCGCATATAGCAGCCATGCCACAAAATACAAAAGTTAAAAACTTTAACATTCAAACCGCACCGGACTATCCAGCAAGACTATTGCACAGCAAAAGACAAATCGCTAACTTTGTCCCCGCAATAAGACCTATCACCATACGTCATAAGACCTACTGGCAAGCCTTTTTACATTGTTCACGCAAAGCCGTTCCAAGCTATGCAGTTCCCAACAAGACTTATGCAGCATCCGATGCAGCTTTTTCTCCCTATATGTCGGGTAGGTGCAGCTATTCTGCTTAAATCCCTATACCCTACATACACGCACACACAAAGATACGTAATAATAATCCTTCAATACTGCACTATACCGATAAAACAACATAATTTGCTGCATAATTCCCTCCATACGATGCAAGATAAGCTGCATCATTACAAAACGCATCATAACAATGTTCCCGACACCCGGCCATACGACCCCAACCAAAACCCAGAAGCCCAATCTGCATATATATGCATGTTAACGGTCATTCACAGTCATTCACAATGAATTAACATCAAGTATTAATATTCACTATTTATGCACTATCAAAAGACCAAAAGGGCAAATATAAGGTGTTAATTGTCAGTAAGTTAGAAAAAAAAGAAAAAAATTTCAGGTGAAGTGACTACAAAGCGCTGGGCGTCCGCTGACGGGGGGGGGTGGGGGTTATTTTGTCCATATTATATGGTATAATATTTGTTAAAACGCCAATTTGTAATAATTTCAATGTTTCACGCACCACCATATTATTATTTTTTGTAACTCATTGATTTACAACATATTACATCATTATATTATTTTCTTTCAGTGAATAATTATACAAATATCAATGTTTCACGAATGTTAAATATCGCTAACAAATTGACCTATATCAATACTAAATACATTTATTAACACTATTTTTACAAATATAGTCTTATATCTTGCAATTTAACTATGGTTAAAATATATAACTTATTGATTTTCAGTTAGTTACGACAACGTCAAAGACTGTAAAACCCTTGCTTTGCGTCAAAATTATTGCTACCTTTGCAATAGAGAAAAGGGAATAAGAGACCTTTCTTTGGGGTCACGCTGAAGGTAATAGGCGTGTAACTTCTTGGTTCTTTGATTTTATGTAACATAAACAGGGGTGAGTCTAAAAGACCCACCCCACGGAATGAAAGCTTAACGAATGCTTTGCATACCATTCTAAACACTGCAAAGATAGTCGTTTTCTTTCGTTTCTACAAAGGACTTTACAACTCTTAGTATTAAATAACCATTCTAAACAATTCGATTATGAAAGCTAACGAAGTAAAGAACACAGTAAAAGAGAACGTGAACACAGTAGAGAACGCCCAGAAGTTGGCAAAGGAACAAGAAAACCCATCGTATGTTGCTATGTTCCGTCCGTGGATAGTAGAAGCCTGTGGCGGTCTCGTTGATGACTTAACACAGGCTATCAACGAGACAATAACGGACGCTAACGAGACGGACGAACGTTACAAACAACTTTCAACGGACTACGAAAAGGCTAAAGCCCGCTTTGAGGCTTACCAACTCAAGACCGTGAACGGAGACCGCCAGACGCTGAAAGCCTTCAAAAAGGCTGTAGCGGTTGCAGTTTTGGAAGTTGCAGAACGCACAAATACAGGAAAGTGGTTCACTTACCGCAACCTGTACGGACTTGGACTATTAAACGAAATGCCGAGCCTTATCAATACCCCTAATAAGGTTAACAGTTTTGTCGCAAAGGCGTTCGTATTCATGCAGCAATATGCAAGGCGTTCTTCAGAGATGGCAAGAAAGGAACGCCAAATTAACGAGATTATGACACGTTTCAACTTGCCACGCGAAACCGCTGAAGCTATGTATTTGGCTGGAGCATTGAAAATCTAATGTTACAGGAATATTCAGGTAATGAAGGGAATTTCTTTCCTTACCTGAATTTTACCCCCAATCCCAAAAGATTGGGGTGTTTTTTCGTGTCCTTATTTTTCCAGAGCAATTTTTCTCCCTTACTGGATTCTCCCCACTACAAATTTTTCCCACACGTTTTTTGGATACCTCATCGCGGTGTGTGGGTGTTCCTCGCTATGTCGGAAAAGACATAGCGTGCTAAATTCCAAAAGAAGTAGTTCTAAGGTTTTATTTTCATAAATGGTGACACGTGTCGGACGTGCCACGCCCTTTGTTATGGGATTTCGCAAGCAGGATTTTTCTATAAGGAAATACACGGAAATGTCTTGAACTACGAAATTTGAAACAAAGGGAGAGTTTCATAATTCATATTCTAACGTGTCACGAGCGTGCGAGTTGGTTACTCGCTAAATCGTCTGCAACGTGGTGGTTGCAGTGAGCTATATGCAAAAGGGCATACCAAATTGAGACAAAGCAGTTCCCTGTCAGCTGTTAGGAAACAGGGCGCACCTCAGCGTTACAGGTAGGGCGTGAGCCGTGAGAGAAGACGATAAAGACAAACACGGTGCCAAGATGCACGTCCTAAGGCAAATTAGGGCAGTCCTTGTGGCTGCTCTACAATTAATAACCAATTAAATTATAGAATTATGAGCAAGTATTACAAAGAACGCTATTGCGTCACATACGGTGAGCATCCGCACGTACATTACATGGGTTTTGACAATTTCCATGACGCTTGGAATTATTTCACAGATGCCAGGGACATGGGATATGTGGAAGTACGATTATTCGACACGTCAGAGCGTACGCCTGAGCATCCTGCGTTTGATGTATGCAGAACGTACGCGAAACCTCTCCGTATAGCCTAAGAAAATTCCCCACGATTGTGGGGTCTACAAACCAAACCTAAAAGAATTATGGAAACAACGAATGTAAATTTATGGGCTATGTACTCAGAGATTGAGCACGCCATTGAAGTCTACAACATGGGATTTTTGACACGTGCGGATTTTGCTAACCATTGTTTTGCAGCCCGTGACCCATATATAAGTAGATTCAAGAACTATGTGTTATACCTGCGTGACAGGTATTTCTAACCGCCTCAAAGGGGTAGTCGTTTGGCTACCTTCCAGTTAACCATTAAAATTCAGAATTATGACAAAGAGACAGATTTTACGTAGCAGTACGATAATTGTGCTTGGAAACCTTCAGCTTGTTCCGTGTCTGCTTATTTTAAGTAGTACGATAATCAGTGTGCTTGGAATCCTTTACATATTGTTTCTGCTCTATTTCTGGAGCAGTACGAAAATTGGCAACGGATTCTTCAAGAATTTCGTGCGTGAGAATGAGCGCTTGGAAAAGATCCTCCTCAAGCCGAGTTCAGAATCCTGAGCAGTACGAAAATTGTGCTTGGAAAGTGTTGAGCCTTAATTGCTACCCTGTTTTGGGGTAGTACGATAATTAACCCACAGAATAGAATTATATCCGTGAGAGAAAAACAGGCTCCCGTCACGTTCGAGTCGTGGCACGGAACAAAAGACCTCATTAGTCTTAGGTAGTCTTACAGATTTGCGGTTAGAATTTCCCTTTGAGCCGTTTCCTACCTCATAAAACAAAGAAAGGACTGAAAGAGTGGAATCGAGAGAATGTACTCTAAACATAGCGAGAAAGGGCGCTCTATCCCACCGACAAAGCTTGGTGAAGTCGTAAAATCACAAGACGTGAGCGGAGTGGATACACAGGAAAACAGGACTCCACGTGTGGCGTACGTTTATATGTCACGTTGGAAAAAACGTAAAGTATGAGTTGACAACTTTTAACAGTCGGCAGGATTGGCAAGCTCACTCCAGATTTATGGTTGAGCATCAGCGACTAATCCACGCCAAAACGCCACTCTTATTTGGGTGGCTCTATCAACCAAAACCAAAAGAATTATGACAAACGGAGACAGAATGTTTCTTGCTGCGATTGTGGCAAGCTACAAGAGAGTTATTTCAGCTGAGTGTGAGAGAAGACACCTTGACGAGCGCGAGTATTCACGGAGAGCTGCGAAAGCAGACAGGAAAGCGAAGGAGATAGAACGTCATTTCTCTCGTCCGCGTTGTTTCTAAGCCTAAAAGGGACGTATCGCAAATGATGCGTCCGCACATCATTAACAACTAAAATTAGAATTATGGAATACTTTAAGACGCAAGAAAGCCACACACGCATCGACGTGTATTTTGATGGTGAGAAATACGTTTTTATCAACGCTTTTCACGGAATTGTGGCAGTAGCGAGAAGACAGGGACTTGTTGATTTTACCCAGGACGGACATATTGTTCACGCCAGTTTTGAGGTGGAAAAATCTTCCACTATAAGCAGAAGTACAATTACCCGTCTTATTCACAAGCAGGAGAGCAAGTATGTGAGTGCCGTTGTTAACTGCGAATGGAACGAGGTAAAATGTGAGAGTTTTCCTTATTTCGTCAGTGTAGCCCTCGAAAAACGAGGTTAGTCTAAAAAAGGGTAGCCGTTTGGCTACCTCTACAAACCAATTAAATTACAAAATTATGAGTACAAGAAGAATTGAGTGCAAAGGTGCAGCGTTTATAGAAAGAGTTTTCGCAAATATGCAGGAAATGTACACACACGTTGAATTTCTTAGTTATGACGGAAAATTCCTCACTGTAGCCTTCATCGCCTGAAAATGCCGTGGCAGCACTATTATTGTGCGTGTCACGGCTCAAGACAACCAATAAAAACAAGAGAATTATGGAAAAGAAAAAGCTTACAGAGTCTGAGAGGATAGCCAAAGTAATCCTCCCAAAAATACAGGAGATGCAGAGAGGCTCACCCGATAAACCCAGGGGGAAGAATCTTTGATTCTACAGAAAATTTATACCTTTGTGCCATGAATAATCAAGGACTATTAGCATTGGCACAGTTAATCCTGCCATCAGAGATAC